AATGACATACTTTAAAACGAATCTAATCTGAGTAACTCTCCGAAAAGAATCGAAAACTGATTCATCGCTTGAACTCAGCGACTCGCTCGTCATCCCAATCTTGAATGGGCATAGTCCATTTTTTGGACATATTATTCAAAGCCAAATAAAAAATTTGACTGCGGCTTTATCGTTGGGCAACGAATCTCGATTCTTGATAATTTTCCTCAGGCCCATATTCATAGATTCGATTGCGTTTGTGTAAGATTTATTTACAGGAAAAGTATTGAAATACGAAACACCTGTGTACAACTACAACGAATAAAGTGTAACCCATGTCTCCAGTCTAGAGTGTTACCGATGTGCCAGAAGATACATGAACAAATGTTCACTAATGAGACCAAATGTACATTATCGGAAGTTAAGCAAATATTTGATAAGTTATTTTAAATCAGAAACAAATGACTCAATCTTGCCCTATCGCTATTTAATAACCAGCCTCTAAGTTAATATCTCGAATATTGAAAATTTCACTTCGGTATCTGAGTGAAGTATTTTTATTAATAAGTTTGACTCTGTAATCAGATTTGATTACAGTTGAATAGTGACCTTCCGCGTGGAATTAACAAAATCAGCGGCTAAGAAAGCTCGCCAAATGCCAAAGAGTGCTAGACAGGATTTAGTTTTATTATTGGAAGAATTAGAGAAAGAAGGTCCGATTCAACCAGAATGGTCAAACTATAGTAAATTAAGTAAAAATGAATATCATTGTCATCTATCTTATAGCTGGGTCGCTTGTTGGAGAAATGAAAAGAATTCATTACTAATCGAGGTATATTATGCAGGCAGTCGTGAAAACGCCCCGTACTGAAGTTACGATTAAAGGAGAAATTTCATCCACCCTATTGAAAGCTCTCAAAAAGGAATTCGGTAGGAAACTTCGTATAGAGAAGTCTGAAGAATCGATTCCTTGGAGAGATACGGAATTTTTCAAAGAAAATAAAGAGTTCCTTCAGCCGGGATCAAAATTGAAATATTATAGAAAAAAAGCAGGATTGAGCCTTACGGAACTTGGAGATAAATTGGGTGGGATCCCGAGACAAAATCTTTCGGCTATGGAATTAGGAAAAAGGCCAATTTCAAAAGATTTAGCAAAACAGCTTGCTAAATTGTTTAAAAAGCCAGTTGAGGTTTTTCTTTATGCAGAGTGATTCTACATTTGAAAGGGAAATACAAGATTCAGAGAGACGAAGTTATGCGACGGCGGGCACTTTTCGGATAAACGCTCCACGGCCGCGAGACGCCATTTTTGCGATTAGAAAATTATAATAAAGGTAAAAACTGTTGAGATTGATTGTTCCATTCTTTGTCTTATTCTTGATTACCTGTTCGACAAGAGACCAGATTATTTCATACGCTGTAGTCCGTGGAGATATCACTTCATTTTTTACAAACTTTTTGAGCGTATTGTGTTCCTAACAAAACCATATCTTCGTTTAGAGTAAGTGTTACCGATGTGCCAGAACATTCGTTCTGAGGCATAGAAGCGAATTATGGGAAGTTGCTTAGAACTGGATTTTTGTTAGTAGAATTGATGTTTAGACGAATATCTAATGCTTCAGAGATTGTTGAAATAACAGACGCACTTTCTTCTTTCTTCTGAACTTTGAAACTGATTCGATTTCTAAATTCGCCACCCAATTTGATGAAAAGTACTCCAAACAACTCGTCCGCGTAAGAGCCTGCAATGAAGCGAATATTGGAAATATCAAACTCGATAGAATTCCCAAGGTTAAGGAGCTTCTCAACTTCTTGGCGTTTGAGACGGCCGTTTTCACGAGAAGAAAGAAAATTATTTTCAAAAGTAATTTTTACACTGTTATTCATAATCTTCCTCCTTAATAATCATCGACGAATTAAGTGGAGTTTGCAATAACTTCTCTTGCAAATTTTCCTTTAATTTCATCAAATTAAATCTTAGACTAATAGAAACTCCATTAAAATTTTGGGATAAATCCTGGAATTTGGAGCTTCCATCGAAATTTAGTATATAATACCCTAATCCACTGACAATTTCTAACCTTCCACTGTAATTTTTTGCAAACTTATGAAGTTCATACAAGCCATATCCGATATGGTGGTTCCCATCCCCTCTTTGGGAGACATAAGAATTGGGAAATGGAGAACTCCCAGAATGGCCTTCTGGAAGACGCTGTGAAAACTCATCTAGTTTTTTTGTCGAATTCGATACTTGAAGACACCACTTAATCGCTTCTTTATCATCGGTAACCTTTAATTCTGGCTTTCGATTTTGTATTTCTTTTAAAAACCCAATTCCGTTATCAGAAATTGCAAATTCAAAATCCTCTTTATAAGCTTGTGCCATAGAAAATCCAGTTCCTAAAGAGTGTGAACTGACGTTATCATGAAGCTCTCCAATTGTATGAAAAAGTGGACTTAGTTCGCTATCTGTTAATTTGAAAGACTTGAAATAATTATTGAAACATTCATAAATACCGGTATTTGCATTTTCAACATCATTATAAATTCGAATTTCTTGGATTTGCGTATAAGTTTTGCCTTCACTAGATCTTATTACATCTTGTATCGGTATAGACGTATTCACAAATTTATTGAGACCGATTGTATTAATATAACTTTTAACTTTATCTCTGTTTACTATTATATAATTGGTAGTATTAGAGACGCGCGAAGTCAAAAAAACCCAAAAACTTGGTAGATAAAAATCTTCTTTTAAAGTCCATTGATTTAAGTTTTGGATTTCGGTATTTTGAAATTGTTGAATCGATTCAAGTAAAGACATTAGTTTTTAAGCAAACAACATTGGTACAGTTGATTTATCTTGAAAATTTAAAGTTATACCGATATTCCTAGCTATTCCAATTAAAGTATAAACGCCGGAATAGTTTCTATAAGCTTTATCTCTAGTTTCGGGGGTATTGAAGTGTGCAATCATCATTCCCGGAACGTTACCTAAATAAATTTCAACACCGAAATTCTTTTTTTGAACTTTGTTCAATAACTCTTCGTAATTAGAAATTGAATTCTTAAAAAATTCCAACGGGATAGTACCTTTTTTTGCGATTAGAATTTCTTTCTCATATACCGCGAGAATAATTCCTTTTTCATCAAGTTTGCTATTCGTATTGAAATCTGGAGAATTGGTTAATATCGGTTTTCTCCTATTGGAATTAATATTCAATAAACCAATTGATTTTCCTATATCGTTAGAAAAATAATCCTGATTTTTCCAACACATTTCTAGAGATAACATTACATCCGTTAAATTGTTGTCCTTTAAAAAGTATGAAGTCATATAGTTATGATAATAATCGTGAATTTTATCTAATTCAGAGTTCAAATGTTCGATTTTTTCATTTAATTTAGATATTGAATCTTTATACCCATGTTTAATTTTGTCACTGGTTATCGAATCAAGAAATAGATTTTTTTCTTGATATTTATTTTTATTGTTCTCATTTAAAATTTTGAAACGAAAAGAAAAGTTATCAGAAATCAAATTGGGTATTGTATAAATAAGAGAATAAGTAAATGCGGCCCCGGTAGCTTTCCAAATTGTGAAATCATAATTAGTAAGTGAAATTTTAAACTTTTCATAGCTATAACTTTCAAAGAGTAGAATATAGAAAATATCCCAATTCCACATTAAAAAGGAAATCGCGAAAGAAAAATAAAATGGGCTTCCCGCTCGTTCGTTTAAAGAGGATTTCATTTGATCCCAGAGGGATTTTTCGACAGTTTTATCTATCTTAGTATTCATTGAGCTGAATACAAAAATGAATAAGGATAAAATTACTACAACGAAAAATAATATAAGAATAAGATACTAATCTACTTTTTTAAAATAAAAAAGCAATTATCTCCATAACTAACCCACAAATCTCCACCGTAGAAGGCTACTGATTAAAGAACGTCATTTATACAAAATTGCTGATACTGAAGAAACTTAAGTTCGTCAAAAGTGAAATCGTAAGTTTCGGATTCCTTTCAGAAGAAACTGTGAAGTAAATACTATTAAAGTAGTTTATTTAAAAAACTATTCCATTTAGCTGAATCGAAGTTTTATTTTAAGTATTTTGATAAATAATTTCTCTTTCTATTTTAAAATCTAAATTTTCTTTTTTTAACATTTCTTCACGTGTTACTTTAGCCCATATTTTTTTTTCTTTATTCCAATGAAAACCCGATTTGATTGCTAAATCTTTGTTATCAAAATCTAAGTGTGCGGTTACTCTTAAAAGGGGTGATTGAGCACATTTTATTATTTCATCTATATTATATTTACTAAGTATATTCAACATGGTTAGAACGTCAAATAGAGCTCTATGGCTTTGAAAAGGCATTAATCCATGTTCAAACGATAAATAATTTAATTTTCTGGTTCGAATATTTTTAGGATAGACTATATCATATCCAGTATCTATCCAAAAAACTTTTTTATTTTTATATTTACCTAAATTCATTAACCTTTCATAAATAACCCTATCGAACTCAATACCAAAATGAGTAACTATACATATTGCTTTATCTGTCATTTCAGATATTTTAATTGAAGCTGATTCTATTGGAATTCCATAAGAATATAGGTCTTCTTCTTCAATTCCTGTTAGAATTTTAATGTCTTCTTCAATTTCAAAATGTGTAGAATCCGGTAAAATAAAGTCTGAAGAAATACATAATGGTTTTGATTTTTTGAGGTCCCAAAGCACAGCACCAAATTCTAAAATGTCACATTTTTTTGGATCTAATCCATTTGTTTCAAAATCTAATCCTAGTATAATCATAATCTATTTGTTTAAAAATAATCCCAGTCTGGAGGTAATTGTTTATATTTAACTAAAATATCGGATTCTTTTTTATAACCGTTTGTATTTGGTTTCTTATTTTTTCCAATTCTAAAAGGTTTATCTCCTTTACCATTTTCTTGAACAAATTTTATTTCTTTAGGATTAATATTGAAAGTATGAAATTCCGGATATGATAAACCAGCATGCTCAAATATGGTACGTTGTTCATTTTTGTAAAATGGAGCAAGTGTAAAACTTTTAGATAAGGAACCGTTGTTACAAATAACTGCAATACAGTGAAGATCACGAATACATGAATTGGCTAATGACTCATAAGTATTATTATCATAATTTTGCGCCGGAACAATAAGAGTCTGTATTTTTTTTTGAAGGCTACGACGTAAAGTTAAAGAAAGAAAATCGGAGCAAGTTAAAACGCTAAAATTACACCATTCATTTGTTTTAAATATATATATATTATTATTTGATTTATATTTTAAATTAGAACCAAGTAGAGCTTCCTTTTCTTCTGCCATAGGGAAATTTTTAACTTGGTTAAATACTATATAATTTCTACCAAGAGGATTTAGAAATTTATTCACGGGAATGGAAATTATAGTTATATTTTGGGCTTCATTTCCATCATTAAAATATTCCAATCCTGCAATTAATATAATGTCATTTAGAGCGACTTTAGTTAAGAAATAATTTAAATATTGAGTAGGTAAAGTCATTTCAGGTATAACGAGTAGAGAGGATTTACGAGTAATTGCTTCCTCTACTGCCCCATCTATTTTTAACTTTAAAGTTTTCTTAACATTTTCATTTTTAAAATCCAAGGTATTTTCATTTAAAGAATCATTTAAATCATAAGAAATTGGTGCGATTGTAATTCTAAATTCTTTTTTGGTATTCGAGTATAAAGGAATTAAATGATTGAAGTTTACGTCTGTGATAGAAAACGATTTACTAAATTCATTTTCTTTAATGTCTTTAATAAATAGTCTAATTTTTTTATATAGCTTATTATATTCTAATTGTGATATTTCTTCATTCCGATAAGTTCCAATTTTCAAGTTATATGCAATTTCAAGTAATTTTAGAGACTTGTCTCCGACAATTTGAAATGAAAGTGTAGTTGATCTCCAAGGCATCCACTGTTGACCCTCGATAGGTAATAATGAATGTGATAAAAAAGTTATAATTTCTTTTAATTTAGAACAAGTAAATAAATATGTAATAGCCAAATAGAAGGAAGCTACTTCTTTTCTTTGATACATTTGAGCGAAAGGAATACTGAGTTTTTCTTTTCTGAAAAGGCTATTGTATAAATTTAATTGTTCGTTGAATCGTATTAATTCACTTGATCGACTATAATCTTTAAAATATTCGAGATTTTTTGAAAGAATATTTATAAATCGAATTGCAGGTTCATTTTTTACATTTTTAAGATTCGCTTTTAATTTTGAAACTAAATCAATACATTTCGTATCACCACATTGTTCAAAAATCGCAAATAATGAATGAGATAAAAATAATCCAATTTGTTTTTTAAATTTTTTATAGAATTCAATATCTCTAAGATACTCATTTATTAAATTATCATTAGGAATATAATTTGAAAATATTCTGAAATACATTGCGTTTAATAACATTAATATCTCAATTGAATGAATTTCTCTTTTCCTTAAATTTTTATTATGTGGATTTTTCCACTCTCTTTTATTAATAATTAGGGTATAATTATTATATAAATTATTTAATAATACATTTTCAGAAGAATACGAATTTCTTTTGATTGAAAATACTTTATTTTGCTTTTTGCTTAAAAGCTTTATTTCTAATATTATTAAATCTAAATAAATCTTTACTCCTTTTGAAGTGTTTTTAAGAGTTTTAGATTTTATATTCGCATAATATCTTTTAAATATCTTAATATCTCCATTTGTATCAAAAATAAATCGTGCAAAACTTATTAGAAAAACGGCCCATTCACTTATTGGGTGATTTTCTTTGTTGACTAATGTATGAAATATAGAATTGATACATGTATCGACGTGTCTTTTGATTTTTCCAGGTTTTGGATTTGTGAATTTTATACCTTTATTTTCTCTCTCAACTATCAGCGTTAATATACCAAAAACTCTTTGAATATATTTGCCTTCAGTATTTTTAATTTTATTCAGCATGTTTTCTAATAGCTCTTTTATATTCTCTGTGCTAATTTCGTCACCTTTTGCAAGAGACCTTTTAGCTGCTGTTAATCCAACGCTGAATTGATTTCGTTCATTTGTTGTAAATTCCGGATCATGTGCGGTCATAAGTTCATTTATTTCAAAACCAAATTCAATTTCCGGTGGTATACTTAATTTCATATCATGGAAGTTTCTTTTAAGTTTAGACATGGAAAAGTGATCTATTAAAAAAGACTTACATTTTAAAGGGTTATGTTTTGGATCGTGAAACAATATGTAGGTTCCATATCGTTCATTTAAAATTCGATTACAACATTCTAAAATAGAATTTTTAATCTTTGGAATAAGTTCAGTTTCATGGCTTTTTATTGGTAGTAAAATTACAAAATCATCTACATAACTATAAATTTTTAAATTATTGATTGAGAAACCACTTAATTTTATCTCAGATTGTTTCTTTAATTCTAAAGGAATCTTATCGTTTAAAATTTTATTTAAATCAAGTAATATAATATTTGCAATAAATCCACTGAGTATCCAACCGATAGGTAAACCTTCAAAGTCATGAGTTTGATAAAGGATTTTAATCCATTTCAAAATATTTGAATTACGAAGTGCTGGGGATTTTTCAAAAAAATCAATCAAGAAAACAGGACTTAGTTTATGATAAAATGCTTGTAAGTCGGTCTGAATAACAAGGAGATTATTTTCTTTCTTTTTTAAAATCTCTTTACATCTATTGGTAATGTTCGCATCAAATAAATTATATTCTCTTCGAAAATTGATTTGAAGAGGTAAACCTAGATTCCTTTCATGAGAAAAGATAGTAAAATCTTCTAAGGATTCTCTTTTATAGCGTATAAAGTAATTTGGTTTATTACCAAAACATCTTCTCTTCTTTGATGATTTTGGTATTATGAATTTATCATTTTCAGATAAAGAAAATTCGACTTCATTTCGAAGTAAAGCGTCTAGATTTTCCTTTGAAAATTTTTTTTGAATGTGACAAATTTCTTCCCAGCAATCAATGAGTGATTCTACTTGAAAACTAAGTCTTGGATATTCATAGTTTAATTGTTTTTTTTGATTGTTAATAACGGATTCTTTTCTAGGTAAAGAAAGAGGTGAATCAATTTCAGAAGTTTTTAATTTATGAATGAAACTATCAAATGTAGCAGATGAAAGAAGAAGATCATAGAAATTTAATAGTACTAAATCTGTTTGGAAATATTGGAAACAAGCGTCATTTTTAAAAAAATGATAAAACTTCTTATAAATCCAATATTTCTGATATTCCGTAAATACTTCTTTCATATAAATTAAATTAGTCGAAATGACAGAATTATTTTATATAAAATGTACACAATTACAAAAAAACGTTATCTTACTATTCGTAATGTTAGAGAATAAAATATTTGGTATATTATAAATTGAATATTACTTTGAATTTATAACTAATTTTCTATTTACTCTCAATCAATACAAATAAAAATAACCAAAGCAAGTAACCCAAAGAAGAACCATCCAACAAGAGTTACGAGTGTGGTGTATAAAAGGATGAATTTAAAAATTTGTAAATCTAACATAGGGGATGTTTTGATTAGGAAGATAAGGTTAGATCCGAAAAAATCAGATGAACCGATTTGTCTTTAATTTTAGGAAGGACTTTAAAACAATCCCTGTTATAGAGTCGAATATCCAAATTCAAAACTCGATTTAAAAGGAAATCCCGATTAGAAAACCGATACAGACGGAAATTAAAACCGTGGAAAGAGTGGCTTTTAACCTTTGAAAAAAAGTGGGTGAATAGATTACTTCCTCGAAATCCCGACAAAAAAACTCAGACCAGCAGAACCTTTTTTTTAGACGTAAATACTCCCCTTCCCTAACTTTCGAAAGAATCGTAACGGACGCTTTGGAAGATTCAATTTTTTCCCATCTGGCTTGTAGTTTTTCTAAACATAAAAACCAAGAAGACCCTTTGACTCCAAAACAACCGGTATCATGAGAAGGATTTAGATTTGTTTGGGTAGGAACGCTACCAAACGTAGAACAATTACAGATTAGAAAAAGAATCGAAAGAAAACGTTTCATTTCTTTTTTCCTTTCGATTTGGGACCTAAAAGATCACAGATATCTTGAACTTTTTTCGGAGTGTTATTCGCATAACAAACAAGTTTAGAGCGGTCTTTTGAATAGTCTACAGGAGAGACGTTTTCGACAGGTTCATGATTGAACTTGATTTCAAGATGATTGATTTTAAAAAAAGAAACAAATAGAATTACAATGAAAAGAAAAAAGATAAAAATAGATTTGTGTTTGGTGATAAAGTTTTTAAAAGAAATAAGATAATTTTTCAAGTAAGTAACCTCATAAAATTTTATTTAAAAAATTACGTATATTTGTTTTAAATAATTATTAAGAGTTTCCACCTCCGCGCGCTTTGGATATGAAGTCGCCTAAAGACCTTAAGATTTCACCCGATTTAAACCAGGACATTAAAATGATACCCGAAGTTAAAAAAAGGCCGTGAACACTCACCCCTCCAAACCCTTCCGAAATTTTCTCTTCCGGAAAAAATCTTAAAAGAAAAAGACCTAGAAGTAAAAAAAATAGACCTAAGAAAAAAGCCTGGTTTGATTTTCGAAAAAGGTTTTTTTTAACAACTACCGTATTCTCTAAACTTTGATCCTTTTCTTTAGTCTTTGAAGTATCTGTATGTTTTTTTAACATTTCTTTTGTTTTTAGTTTTTGTTTCATATAATAAAACCGTTATGTTAGTATCTCTTTAACGGATTCTTGATTGAAAACCGCATAACAAAAGCCTGGGAAACGCGGATTTGTTTTTTTTGCGCGCAGCTCCGCGCCTTTAAAAACGGATATGAGTTCGATCCATTCGGATTCTTCCCAAGTAGACTTCGTGACAGTGCATCCGAGGGAAGAAACGCCTACATTTTCTTTTTTCGTGCCTTGTGCGTGAATGTTCAGACCAATTTTTCCGCTAAAGACTGGATCATCACTTGACCAAATATGATTTCCGTTTTTGTCGCGTCTGAAATTGAAATTTGATCCTTGATTAAAAGCTTCGTGTCCGTGATGCAAACCGATTTTTACGAGATACAAACCTTCTTCCGTTCGCGCTTCCCCTTCCCTTACTCCGTACTTTTCTAACGTTTCTTCGGAAGCCTTACCGGGATCAATCGTAACGACTCTGCTTCCCCAAGACTTACCGCCGGGATAGATATCGAATAGAATGTCGTTGAACTTGTCGAAAGAATCGTCGTTTAGAACGACTTTGTTTTGTAGGACGCTGATTCCCCGGACGCCGATGAGAACATTTTCTTTTTCAAAATCAAGGAAGGGAAAGTTTTCACTCTCCTTAAATCTCGACTTTGTTTCCGCAATCAAACGAGGAATGAATGTTTCGTAATTCATGTCGGAGAGAATAACGAGTCTTACGGTATCGGTGAACGTTTTAAAAATTTTTTAGATCGGTCTTCGGAATAGTCATTCAAATAGAGTTCGATTCTTCCACCGTTTGATTTTGCGCGATGTCTTTGAAGTGAAAAATAGAGATTGATTGTATCTTGGGAATTCGTCGGAAATTTCAAAACAAGCCTAAGACCGTTGTACACTGTCACGTAATCAAGAAACCTTTTCAATGCGTGTTTGGCGGGAAGAGAAACCGTTCCGTAGTGTGCAAATTCGATCTTGATCGACTCAAGATTTCTTTCCCGCGCAGATTTGTAGAGTGAAACTAAGTCCAGATAAAAAACCTCCGAAGATACAACAGACAGATTTTTAATCAAAAAAATGTCAAGACGCGACACTTCCCCAAACGAATGAAAAAACGGACCTTTTACCGTATATGGATTTGATTTCGTTTTTTTAAAAAGAACTTCTCTCCATTTCTTTAAAAACCAAAACGCGAATTGAGAAAGAAATAGAAGAATACTCGCTGCGTATCCAAGGACTCCGTGAAGGTTTTTATCCTTCATTTCTTTTAAAGAATCAAACTCATCCATTAACCTAAAGCTCCAAACGTAAATCCCGTATACCGAATTTTAGCAGTCTTCCACCATTCTTTAAGCTCATTACTAAGTTGTTTGATTCTGGCCCCAAAAAATGCGTTCTCTGCCGACATAGTCGTTCCAATACTCTCGCTAATCACACCGACAGACGTAGAATAGTTCGCAATCCCTCCGATGATTCCTTCTCCGTACGAAGACAGAAGGCAAATCGCAAAGTATTTTAGAATTTGATCCTTGAGTTCCCTTGGAACTCGAGAAGCGTGATCGTAACCGGTGGTATAATCGACTTGATAAGCACCTGGAAGATTTGAACTATTTTGACTTAAAAAACGAAAGCCTTGAATCCCGATTTGCGGCGGACCTGAATTCATAAAAGGCGTGCGGGTATACATCGCACGTAAAATTCCAGTTTTGTACTGGATCGTAGCACGACTTGTAAGATCAAGAACCGTATTCCCATTCCAAGGAAGCGTTAAGACCCATTTATGAAGACGACACAGATTTTTTCTTCTCAGTTTAAGAAAGAAATTCGAACTTTTGGAAGGATCATAGTCGTATGTGTCATCCCATTCCGCAAAGCCTTCGATTCTACCGGTTTTAGGTTCTAGATCAAATCTTCCGGATTGCCCAACAAGCGGGCGGGATCGAAAAAGCCTAGGATAAATATCCCAGTCAATTTCAGAGGCAAATGCCCGAACGGTTTGGTCACACCAATTTTTTAATTGGAAATCTTCAAGTTGAGTTCCGCGGGTAGTGAGAAGAGGTTCGTTCCCGAAAAACATAATACGACGAAGCTCGTCCGGATGAATGAGAGTTCCCCAGCCTGGAAGAGGAGAATCGGATTTTACAAGTTCCGGATAAATGCACGCACTCAGATCGTGATACTCATAGTCCTCTTCCTGTTTGTTTAAATCTCCGTCAAATCCGTAATTCAAAGTAAAAAACCGCCAAAAAAATTTTCATTTTTCTAATGTGCGGAATTGACTTCAATCGGAGAAGAGACCGGATTTCGCAAATTCTAAGTGCTCAAGTGGGAGTGTATGCGTCACGCCGCTTGTCAGTTCGCAGACTACACTTTTTCCGTCATGTGCCACTTCTTTGATTTTTGCAAGCATCCCACCAACGTTTGCCCGACCTTTCGCATACACTCGCATAATCATTCCCGGTTTTGGAAGTTTCGGACCGGTTCCGTACGTTCTTCGTTGTTCTTTGGAAAGGGATTCAAATTCCAGGTGTCTTTTAGAAATTTCTTTCTCTCTTTGGATTTCTTTTTCCGATTTTTCATTTTTGTAATTGATCCGGTTCCTTTCACTTCTTGCGTGATCAATTTTTTTCTCGCGGGGAGTTCTTACGTCTTCGTTTGCTTTTGTGTTTCTAAACGCTTGATAGTCGCCGTTTTTTCCGTGAACCGTGACCTTCTTTTTAACGAGTGCCGTGTTTGCGTTAGAAAACATGTTTAGTGTAGAACCTTTGTTGCATTGATCCAGAAACCGGAAACTTCGCTAACTCCGTTAAAACTTGCTTCACTCGCACAAATTGGCCGAAAGAATTGTTTGTCGCCTGACCCATGACGATCGTAATTTCGTAAATCCTGATCCGCGTTATTCCCTTTTATATAAATTGTCCAGTTACCGCTTGCGACAACTTCAGTGATAAAATACATACGATCTTTTTCGTCAAGGACTGTGTTTCCGGGAACTGTAAATTGATTTTGGAATTCAAGACGAGAAAAATCCTGAAACGTAAAAGACTTTGAAGACATAGACTGAACTTAACCGGTAAGTTCATATCGGAAATTAAGAGAAACGTATCCTGGATTCCGATATGCGAAAAATACAAAACCGGGGTTTTGCACGTAAAAAACCCTACAAAACCCCACATCCGATTTTTTAAAATTTTTTAATATCGGAGACGTGAACGCAAAAAACGGAAGACCCCGAGGGGTGAACTTTGAACGAAATTTAGAACGAAGAACTCGAAGTAACGAAAACCAAAAACAAAATATAGACGCGAAAGTCGTAAACGATAGACTGCAATTCCTCGCAAAATCGTTTTTTAATCAGATCAATTCTGACAAAATTGCGGGAAGAAATCCCGTATATAACTACGACCAACTCCAACAAATCCGAGACGGTGTAAAGCTCCGACCGACATGGAGAATCCCTTACCAACAATTAAGAAATTCCACGTATGGTACTTCTCTTATTTCAGCGATTCACACAGTTCGGGTAGAGGATCTTACCAAATTCGCTCGTATTTCAAAAAAAACCGGTCTTTGGTTTCGAACCGAATTTGAAGAAGATCAGATTGACGATGAACTTAATTTCAAAATGCGAAAGTGCGGCCGTTTCTTCGAGAAAATGGGAGACTTGACCGAAGGTTGGCAGAACCGAGATCATCTAGGATCTGTTTTCGAGATGATGATTAGGGACACTCTCACACTCGATAGTATCGCGTTTTATTTGGTATATAACAGTTTTGGAAAGTTAATTGAAGTAAGGTATTTAGATCCCGCGACAATCTTTCAAGTCGATCCCCAAAAAGGATATGGAGGGGACAAAGGAATTGCGTTCGTACAAATCATTGACGACAATATTGTAGAAACGTTCTCTTCTTCGGAAATTCTTTGGCTTCACAAAAATCATATCTCAGACGTATCGATGCGGGGTTTTGGATTCTCTCCGCTCGAAGCGTGTATATTGGATCTAGTTGCGGTCATCAATTCCCTCAAATTCAACCGAGATACATTTTCAAGACAGCACCCGCAAGGGTTCATGTCGTTTCAAGGAGACGCAACCCAAGAAGTAATCGAATCGCTTCAACTTCAATGGCAGGAAATGATTTCGGGGTTAGATGACAGTCACAGAATTCCGATCATCGGCACGTCCGCCGGTGAAGTGCGCTGGACTCCTCTTTCCATTCCAAACGATATGTTATTCAAAGAACTCATGCAGTGGTGCACGAGTTTTGTTCTCATGGGTCACGGAATGGACCAGTCGGAACTTGGCCTCAGACTCATCGGATCGCAGGCAACTTTTTCGGAAGGGAACCAGGTTGAAAAAAGTAAGCTTTCCATGACCCGCGCTAACCTTTCTCTTTTAACATACTTCGAGTTTTCGTTTAACCGAGTGCGCGAGTTTAGAGAAGATGATTTCGCGGGAATCGTTTGCGAATTCTCGGGAAAAAATCCGGAAGACGAAAAAGAAAAGTTAGCAAAAAACAAAGAAGAAGTGACGAATTGGAAACTGGTCGATGAAATTCGAATCGAACAGGACAAACCGACTGTTGCTGAAACTCTCGCTGAACTGTATGGAGTCAAGGAAGAAGATTACAAAATGGCGGGTGCCGTGATTCTAAATCCGATTTTTCAACAGAATATGCAGCTTCTTCAAAACCAGGCAAATGCAAATCAGGAATATTCCAATACAGGATATTCAGACGAGGAACAAGATTACGATCCCGAGTATGATATGGAAGAAGAGTTCGAACCGGACAAGGATCTTGTTTTTTAGCGAATAACGGATTTAAACGAGAGAGAAATTTAATATTTTATAAAGAAATTCAGAACTAAACCCGGTTGCATGTTGTTGTGACCAAGACTTCCCCCTTGGGATTGAATGATATTCCCGGAATTGTAAGTCGCGCTTGTTCCAAAACCGGAAAATCCGGTTTTTACAACGTAATTTCCGACAATCGGATTTAAACTCGCAGAGTCTGAATTGTGATTGTGGTTTCCTCCTCCGTGGTCGTGTGCGGGGATTTCTGGAATTGTTAAAATGTGATTTTCTTCTCCAAACTTTTCCCCCAAATTTCTTGCTGAAAGCCCGACTCCGGTTCCAACACCTACCGGAGTTCGACCGGCGATATTCGGAATGGGAATACGTTTATTCGCGTTCCAATCTGCTAACGCACTCGCGCCTCGAGTAGAGACCGTACCGTTTGAATTAAGGATCGGAAGTACCGCGTTAGACCAATCATTCCAAAGAAGAATAAACAAGTTTTGAAACGCAGATCCGGCGCTCGTCGCACCGGAACCGGAATTCCCGAGAGTTTGACCGTTCAGTAAAAGCCATCCTGCGGGAGAAGAAATCCTTGCGGACGTTTTTACATCCCCGACATCAAATCCGCCGCCACCGGCGTTCCAAGTGGTTCTTTCGGTATCGGTAATAAACCGGTGCGTTGTGTCTTGGGTAATATCTGTCGCAAGAATCGCACCCGTTCCCCTTTTTGAAAGAAGTGCAGAATCGATTTCTGTTTTGGTATAATAGTTTGTGTTGTGATCGTGAGAGGAAGGAGGAAACGTTAAGGGTTTATTTTGAATTACATTCCAATCGGGGGTACACGCACCATTCCAATTTGTTTTTTCCGTATCCGTTACAAGTCTGTGAGTGGAGTCTTGCGTAATATTGGAAGCCAAAACCGTTGGTCTTTGATTTGAGACAAGTATTCCGTCGGGTCCGAGAGTGGCAAGTCCTGCGGCCGCGCCCTTCTCACTCGAATTTATCTTCGTGTTTATCTCATTTTGAAGAGAGGTGTCTGAAATGTTCCGAGAATTTGTTTCAGTGAGTAGTTTTGAATCGAAGTAGGAACGAAGCAGATTATCATTTAAATAATCGTTTTTAAAACTTTTCATTTGTATTCAACCCGAAAACGAACATTCCGGTTTTGGAATATGGAACTTCCTGAAAATTGAACGGAAACAAAACCTTGATTGTCGTATTTCGAGGTTGCGGTCACGCCCGAAGTGGGAAGAGAATACCAGGCGTTTGACCCATCGGATACAAACGCAAAACAAGAAAGAATATTTGCACCAAGCCCCGTATCAACCTGACAAAGCCCGCTTGAGTTTGTCGTTCCTTCAAAATATGCGTTTTTGATTGCAGTTCCGGAAGGCGCGAACCCGCTTCCAAAAAGAAAAACCCCGACGTTTGAAATCATTTGAAAGATTGTAATTTGAATCTGTTCGATGTACTGTTTTACCGCGTTTGCCGAAGGTGCGAGGGAGGTTTCTAAAAAACTGGGTGAATTCGTAACGAATCCACTGGAAGGTGCTACGTTGTTGTAGGATTTTGAAGAAAGAAAATACCAAGAAGTTTTTTCAATCGAATAACAGAGTTCCCAAGATCCGCCATCAAGATCCAGTTGCCAGTCTTCAGTTAGATCTTCTATTTTTTGACCGTTACGAAGAATTGTTATCGGATTAGTTCCGGCAAAATTGGAAATATCTAATATACCTACAACCTCGTTGTCATTTGGGTTTAGAGGAAGTGAAATGGAGAAACCGCCGCCTGAAACGTTACAAAGAACCCTTTCGTATTTAATCGCGGTATAGTCTGCGGTTTTTACAGATGAGTTTTTTAAAGATCCGTAGTTCGTTCTCCAAACTCCGTCTCCGGAGAGAAATTTTTCTCTGTCACCTGTGGCCGGACTCGGAACAAGTCCTTTTACTCCGTTTGATTGAAACGTCGCGCCCACAAATTCGGAATTTAATGCAAGTTCACCAGATTTGTCGGGAAGAATGTAATCTCTGATAGATGTGGCAACAGAGCGCAAAACGCTTTTGTTTCCTTGCGAAGAAACAAGTTCTATCCCGAAATTCTCACTGACTCCCGCGTATCCGTTGGAAGAATTTTTTTCAGACCTTAACTGGTATTGAGGATGGTCGTTTAGGCTAAGGCCGATTAGTTGAGAATGAAGAGCGGTTCTTGCGGTTGTTTTTAACCACCTACCGGGAAAGCTAACGGTAATATCATCCGGAAGAATGACTCGGGAAGAGTCTAACGTGTCTGGAACCGGTAAAAGGGAATCCGCATCAAATTGATAGAGTGTAAGTTCGTTTTCAACTTCCCTGATTTGTTTGTCTTTTCTTTCAGAAGCAGGAATTGATTTTAATTCTAACAAACTTTGAACGGGAGTATTCCAGTTCGCTAATACTTCTTTTCTAATCCAATCTAGGTTTACCGCGTCCTCCGGATCTTTCGGAGACGCAACTTTTAGGTTAGTGAGTCCCGTATCGTCCGGAAGTCTGAATTCGACGTTTGAACCGGAACTTTTCAGCCTCGGGCCGTTTTTACCTAATTTGACCGAACTTCCGATTCCTCGAAGTAAGAAGTTGAAAACGGAGTTCATTTAACCTAGATATACTTCGATTAAAATTTGATTCGTATCGTAGGTTGTCGCGACTCTTAAAGAATTGATTCCCCCTGACCACGCGACAAATCCTAAAGACGTCGGGTGATCATGGTTTGAACCGTTGATTCGAACGGTAATCGGAGCGGGATCGTCTTTTTTAACACCGATTGCAGTATCATCCGAGAGATATTTCGCTAGGATCAAAACATACTTAAACGTGATTCCGCTTGGAATTGGAATTGTGACCAGGTTATCGGATTGCCTAATTGCTTTTGTAAGTTTTTGAGGCTGTTGGACTTGGAACTCGGATGCGATTTCCTCCACTTCTCGTTCGATTGAAATTCCATTTCTTTGGAACAATTTAAAAAGAATTCTGTGAATTTCCATTCCTCTAAAATAATGAGAAATGAAAAATCGGAAGTTTCATTTCGGTTTTACAAGGATCCCGGCAGGAGACACAAGGGATGCGAGTTTTCCGATTCCGTTAACAAGAGGTTCTGCATATTCACACATTTTTTCAATTCCCGTAACGATTCCCGTAATCGAAGTTGATACGACGGGAAGTAAAGTTTTCTCTATACTCTGAACTGTGTTCGTAAGTTTGAGCATAGCACCCTTGTTCTCTTCGAAGAGTTTCAGCATCGCGTTATTTAATTCATATCCGACTTTGGCCGCTTCCTCTCCTGTTTTCGATGCAAACGTTTCTTTTTTTAAATTATCAAGTTCAAGGCCTTTATTGTATCCCGCATGTATGGAAGAATTGTCGTTTGAAAAACCTCCGTATCCGAATTTTAAAGACGACATTTCCGAAAAACTTCCTCCGTTCATTTTGGAAATAATCCCACGCGTATTTGCATCCATTCCGGATAACGCCGAGGACATGTATTTTCCCGGATTTAATTCGGATTCCCGGATCGCTTTAAATACGTCACCCCCGTTTGCGCTTAGTGCGTTTGCCATGGAAAGGGAACCGAATATTCCACCCCCAAACGCGCCGCTTCTTCCCTGTCCTGAAAGTTCTTCCGCTAAAGACATCTTCCGGTTCGGGTCCATATTCGTTCCGTCGGTTCGATTCATCCCCGCCGCGAACTTTGAAAAATCGGTTACGTCTCCGGAGAATCCTTTTCCCCTTAATGTCTCCGATATATTTGAAAGTTTTGATATGTATTCGGCTTGCCTGAGATTCGAAAATCCGGTCGCGCTTGCACCCCCTCGTAAAAAACCAAGATCCGCGTGTTTGTTATCTTTCCTGATCGTTTCCAGTTCTTTTACGACTTCTCCAATTCCTTTTCCTTGCGACGCGGCAAACTTCATAGTTTCGGAATCGATCTGGTTTCCTTTACCAAAAATCGATTCACCCGTTATGCGTCCTTTTGCGAGATTTGCGGAAGCAAGTTCCGAGTTTGCAAAATATCCGCTTCCACCTCCGACATATCCACCGGTTGCGCCAATCGTTGCGCTTTGCGATTGCATAGCGGCGTGATATTGTTCCCCGATTGCAGAGATTGTTTTTAAAATTCCACCGGCAACCGCAAACGCTGCGCCTGCAATGGAGATCGCCATTCCCATCGCGGTAAGGCCATTTGCTTTTGCATCGGCGCCCGAGTTCCCTCCCCCGCTCCCGCCGGAAGCAGGTCCGGAACTCGAACCTAAAAGACCTTTGTCAAAATTTGCATGTTGAATTTTAAGTTCCGCTTTTTGAATTTGAAACTGCTTTGCACTGGTTGGGTTTGAAGGCGGAGAAGAAGAGTTTTCGTTTTCTTCCTCTGACTCATCCTTCTTTTTTTTCTTCTTCTTTGAGAAAAGATCTTTGGCGGCGGAAAATTTTTTGTCGAGTGTGTTATAGAATCCGCCGTGTTGGGTTTCGTCAAGGTCGGAACCGTCCGCGCCGACTTTTGTAGCCCAAGCACTCCCGCCGTGATACTTAGAGGCTGACTCTTTTGTATGCTTCCATCCTTTTTTAAAAGATGATTTGAGTTTTTTCCCAGAACCAAAGTTCCAACTTTTGGAATCAAAAAAAGAAAATCCTTTCTTTGCTTTTTTCGCTACTCGTTCGTATTCTTTTTCTACGCCTTTGAAATCGGGCGTTGCGTGGACTGTTATTTCAAGAGATTCGGAAGACATTTAGATTCTTAGTTCTTTCTCAATTCTTTCTAAAATTTCTCTCTTTTTAATCTCGCCTTGATTCTGAATCTGTTCTTTCGAGAACCCTGCCTCTTCCGCGAGGATACTCGCCATTTGCGGACTGATTGATTCGAGAAATTCGCTCGGGTTCATTTTCTCGACTTGAATTTTCTCGGAAAGAAGTCGCGTTCGTTTCAGATAACTCTCTAGGTCGATTCTCGCCGTCGCTTCGATTAGGAATGTTTTCTGTTCTGGAAACAGATTCCCGAGGTGCGTGATTCCTTTCGGAAGAATTTGAAACTCTTTTATAAGAATGAGGTCTTGAATGTTCCTTTCGTCTAAAATCGCTTCGGTGAGTGTCCCGATTTTTTTTTAACTCCGTATGAAACCGGTTCTCTTGATTTTTGTATTCGTTAAAGAGTCTTACAACGAACTCTTTGTCTCGTATCTCTTCAAACGAGTTTATCCTCGGGAATCCTTCCGGGAATTCTTTGATTACGTGACCAAGTGTCGCGGTTGCGACTATGTATCCGTAAACCGAGTTTGGAATTGATTCAAGAGATGCGCCATTCAGTCGTTTTGCGACTGCGATTTCTATATCGAGTTCGGTGGAAGGATCTGCGATTTCTGCTTGGAAAGAATACTTTTCGTTTTCAAATTTCGCGTGGAGTGTAACCCGCTTCTCGGGTTCTAAAATTCTCATTCACAGAGAATCCTCGACGTCGGGCTATCGGAAAAGGTTTGGAGTTTGAAAATATTCTATTTTGGGATTTACGTCTTAAAAAAGCAGAAAAAAAGAAATCGCGGGAAACTTGGACATAATTTGTAAGGTAAAAAATATGCAATTTCGAGTAATTTCTCACTTGCAGGCGTGGGACTGGCATATAATTATTATACAGTCACCAGCTAATTATTAGCTAGTTTAGCGTATCGATTTTATCATGAACACCGAGTACAAAATTCAACCAATCGAAGCAAACTTTTTGGTCGTTAAGATGGACGAGAAAGAATATCCCCTGCCCGTCCTTGTTTACAAAGTTGAAAACGAAAACTATGTATATGCAGAAATCTTAAATTACAGTATTTTAGGCTATGGAAATTCAATCCAAGAAGCGAAAGAAGATATAGTAAATCTAATTGATTTGTATCTGCATGATTCTAAAAATTCAGACAAACCTTCCTCAATCATTCAATCCGAAACAGAAAAACGGCAAATCTTCCTATCCTTAATTGATATTAAAATGTGGGATTTCTTTTTTAATCTGAACACTCCAAAGCAAGAAGACATCAAAGGCCAACTTGAATCACATTTTGCGATCGCTTCCTAAGAATGCGACTGAGCGAACTTTCGAAAATCCTGCTTTCTCTCGGGTGCGTATTAAAACCGGATACAAGAGAATATGTTATAGCGCCTGGAAGTAAAAAAATTGTCTTCCTATTTAAAAGGATGTTAGATACAGGTCACGAAGTGAAATGTACTATCTCATTTTACCGAGAAGAAGATCCGGAAGTCCCACCAATTTGCAATTAACGATTCAAAATGCACTACTTCTTACTAAAGACTGGAAAGTAAAATAGAAGCATCTAGTTAAACGCTTCCATCGAAAAGTTACTTGTTTGCCTTCGCATCTTACCTGCAGAAATATGCGCTTTTCGGGTTTTAGAATTCTCATTCCGTGATTGTGAATGACCGAAATCTATCGGAAATGTTAAAATCTATAGAAATTTAAAGAAAAATTTAGATTTTTTAATTATACGTGAATTTTGGACATAATTTTGGGTGTGTAAAATAATTCAAAGGTGTATTTTTTAGCACTTGATCGAGATCAATAGTCGAAGTATTGTAAACTTGAAATTGTTAAATTCGGTAAAAATGCCGAGTGAATCAGTAGGAAAGTAAATCAGAGTTTTTATGAACCCTTTCGATGAAATCATTCCAATTAAAGCCATTTCTTTAATGAGTAAGATTACCCCCTCATTGAATTTTCCAGTTTTGCTGTATAAAATAAAAGGCGATGAGAATGATCTATTTTACGCAGAGCTATTAGAATTTAGCCAAATTGGAGCCGGGCGTACAGAAGAGGAAGCCGCTGAAGATTTAATTGAAAGTTTTATTTGGTATCTAAAAGAAGCGAATAGTAATGTTGAAAAAACAATGGTTGTACCATCTCCCAGAGAAAAAATGGAACTTTATAATGAGCTTCAATTAAGAAATCATCACCCTGCTGTCAGTTTTAGCGACTCTCCTTATCGCAACGATATTCCTAAATTAAATAAATCTAATTTAGTGTTAGCATAACTTATTTTTAATGGTCTTAGAGAACTATAAAAGATTTTCTGAGATATTAAATAGATTATTGCATTTTGCTTGCGAAGTCAACCCTCATCCGCCATTAAAGATAGAAGGGAATAAACCGGTCAAAGTAAGAATGAAAAGGACAAATGAAAAAGGTTTTGTTTATCCTTTTTCTATGAACTATTACAATCCTGACCCAAAATTTACAATAAGCCAATTGGTTTCATTAGGCAATACACTTGGATTACCTGAAAAATGGTGGGAGGAATAAACGCGTCTAATTAAACGCTTCCATCGGTTCCCAATCCACTAACTCAAATTCAAGTTCACGCGCGGACATCTCGTTATTCGCAAGACTAAATCCTTCGGTATTCACCGCACCGATTAATAACCCGATTCTTTTTCCGGATCTTTTGTCGATTACGAGAATATCGTACAAGTCGTCTGCGTGTTCATCGCTATACGTATCAATCTTTACAACACCCTCTTGAGAAGTCGTAAGTATATGGAATTCGCCGCTTGCAGTTCCTTGCCAGTCAAGTGACTTGAGTCCTTTTGGTTTTCTTACTCCTAACGCTTGGATTCTTTCGACGTGGTTGTTTATATTCACCCGTAGCGACTTCATAAAACCAACCGCTTGGCCGTTAATTTTTACAATCGCGTCGTTACCGGTTAAGATGTTTGGATTCGGTCTTGAACTTTTCGCCAAGTGTTAGTTCCCCCTGCTAACGCCGCGAACGACGTCCAATTGCAGGAGGAAAAACATGAAGTTAATCGGGGTAACGATTGTACCGTTTGGGAAGGCGAAATAGATAACGTCTCCGTCGCGGCGTATGTCAAAATTTTCATCAAAAGCGTCCTCACCGGTATAAATGTTCCGGGTGAGCCAACCGTATTGAGAAATATATACATTACGAAAACGTTGTGTAACGGCGGTTCGTATATCCGCGTCTGTTAGGTTTGTGCCGAGTGCGTTCGGATCGGTTGGAACCTCGCCTGTGAAAGTTACGTTAAGCCACTCTCTAAAATCTTTTACTAAAGCGAGTGCGGTACAAACCGTTGAAGCCTGATTCTTAATTAGGTTTTCAGTTTGGTAACTCGTGATTGCGAATTCGATTTTGAAAGGACCGTTGTTCGGTTTTCTTGTGACGACAAGACCACCGGCGCGGAGAACTTTTTTAATTTGAGTTTTAGTTAAAATTTCCGGCGCATCGACTATGTTTAGATCTTTGTAAGTCGCTGTCTCACGAACGTTACCGGATGCTTTGATCGCGTTGTGAAGAACCGCAAGCATCCAGCCCGGATATGTTTTTAAAGTTACTCGGTCGGCTTGGTATCTCGTAAGGGGAGAAAAACCGAGAACCATATACTCGGAGTTCGTCGATTTTATATCATCGATTCGCTGATCGATTGTGCGTGAAAGATCAAGACCCGCGCCGCCGAATCTTTCGTCGGAACCTTCGGGAGAATTACCAACAGCGAGTTTATCCGCAAGATAGAGTCGAACCGTTTCTAAGGACGTGCAGACGTTTACATAGAATCCTTTAACGAGTTCTGTATCAAAAACAGTATCAATCGCATTTAGATAGTCGGTTGCGGTTGCAGGCGCAGAAGTCCCGCTGGCGAGATATGAAAAAGATGCCATATCCGTGCAGGGTTTTCTTTCTGTTCCCGCTTCAATTTCTGCGAGCCCGTTTGTAAGAAAAAACGCCTCCTGCCAATAGAGAAGAGATCGTAACGTATATGGACCTGTCTTTATATCAATCGCGTCGGAAGATGAAATGAAATCTAGAGTCTTTGTTTTTCGATCCGGTTGGGATAATAATACCGCGGTATATCCGGGACGAGAGTTGATAAATCCTACGAGTTCCGAAATTGTCTCGTAATCTTTCACTAAAACGGATAAATCCGCACTTCCGTCTGTTGCAGGTGTGCCGGACAGTATAACTCTGAAATTTATACCGTCGTACGTCAAACTTGCAATACTAGCGTTTCCGGTATAAGAAATTCGAAACTCATTCGCTTCGATCGGAGCTGAGTTTACGATTCCGTCTTTGTCCCCGATTTGAATTACGGTTCCGTTGTTTGTGATTCGAAACCGGATTTGATTTCCACGAGGTCCGGGGATTTGCGCTTTGATCGTATTCAAAATTCCTGATGTAATAGAGGGTATGGAAACGGATGCGGATAAGTTTTTAGAAACATTTAACGCTTTGATCGTTTGAGGACCATTCGCAAACCGGGAATCTTTCGAAGGAGAAAATGCGTTGATTACCGCATCCGCCAACTCACCCGATCCGAGAATAGACCTTGCTTCGTCGGCACTCGTAAATTCCAAGATCCGTTTTGAGTTTGGAAGATTTGTATCGTTTGAAAAAAATCCGTTATCTGCCGAACCGATTAAAACTAACGTTGTGAAGTCTTGACTGATTCCGCTAGGCTGCGGTTTGGTTCGAAATGCTCCGCGCGAACCCGGTTGGATGTATCCGCGACCGAGGAATTCAACTTCACGCGCGCCCAAAAACGGACTCCCAAACCTGCTCGTAAGTGCGGTTTGAAATTCCGTTTAGTTCTCGATAGAAAAATTCTCGAAACCGGGCAGTGATCGGTCTTCTGAGGACTTTTTCTTTCCGTAAAAGAAACTCCTCCGGAGTTTCTTTTCGTTGTGTTGAAAGATTTTTTGGATCTTTACCTTTCAAATTCAGTTCTTGTTCCAAGTTTTAGATCCTCGAAGCCAAGCTTTGTTCGACTTCGCGACAAACTTACATCGAAACTTTTAATATCGGGAAAAAGAAAATCCGGTTTTGTTCTAAAAATCGATTTTGTTTGAACAAGTTTTACCCTAATCTCAAAACCCCAGAACGGTTCTGCGAAATCCGTCGTTGTTAAGTTTGGTTCAGAATCTTCGGGAAGAAAAACGCTTATCCCCGGATGCAAAATTGGAAGATCGTTTGAAAGAAGTAAAGTAACTGCGAGTGACGAATCATAAAGAAACCGGTTTGTCGTTCTTCCCGCGTTTCCGGTAACAAAACCCGTGATAACGACGTCGCTTTCGCAGGTAAATTGAAATTGCTGAATGTGTTTTTGTCTTGAGAAAGAATCTAAGAATGCTTTCGACGGAAGCCTTTTTGATTCCGGAAGTTCCGCAATCGATTCTAAATATTCCAAAAAGGAATTTGAGTTTTGAAAGTGATGTTCATTCAGACCTAAAAATTGAGTGTGTTTTTCAGTCGCGCACTCGATTCCAATTTTCGGGAACTTCGTATTTGATCCTTTTGTAGAAATACCCTGCTGGTAAAGCGGGTGACCGTGTTCAATGGGAACCGAGATATTTCGTTCTTCGAGTCCGAGAAGCGGAAGACAAATTCGAAAATAATCTACCACCGCGTCTTCGGGAGGTGCGGGATACGTAAAAAGAACAGCCCCTTTGTCGCGTCCGTCTTGGCGTCGCGAGTCTTCTTTGCGGAGTGAAATGTCCATTCGCGAAGTTTAATATTTTTTTAAAAAATCGGAGAATTTTTGATTCCCAAACGAAGTTTAAAAAAGAGGATTTTTTCTTTTCTTAAATCATTTTCTATTCTTTTTAGACAATAGCTCCCTTATTAAATCCTTCGTGTCCATAGCAACCGCACTTTTTAGTTGTTTTGATTTTAACGCGCGCTTTACGTCTTCTTTGACTCCACTGAAAACTTTTTGCGCGGGAATTGCGGGTTGAAAAAAATCCCGACTGAACTGATTGACGACTACAAACTTTACAAAAGATCTTTGAACGTGACCATTTTTGTACACCTGTTCTCTCGCAAAAACGTTTCCTTTCCCAGTCATTCCAGGGTCTTGCCTGTATTTGTACCGATTCCTTGTAACAACATCCCCATGAGCATTCTGTTCTTTGTAAGTTCCGGTTTTTATAAGAACCGAGTTGATTTCATTGTGTTGCGGCGATACAGGAGTGCCGTTTTCGTTTTTGAAAATCGGAACAACAACATAAGGACCATGTGGACCCATACGCGCTCGGCTTCCGCCAAGAAGTGCAGGACGCATATCATACCGACCGCGACCGTTCTCGATAACCTTCATGTAATTGTATTTACCTTGATTCGGATGAAAAACTTGATACCCGCCGGGAATTTTTTTGATTAAAATTCCCCCTCCTCCACCGGCACGATTGGACATAGCCATCCTGCCCCACCATGCAGGTTTAGCAGAAAGAACGTTATGACTCCAGGAACTTTTGGCAGCGACCGCGATTTTATTAAGGAGTTGTTTTGTTCTTGGAAACTTGCCTTTTTCGTAAAGTGATTCGTAAGAGGACATTTAAAAAAAGGGGGCTTTAAAGCCCCCGAAGTGAAATTGTACGAAAAAGGAATCTTTAGAGTCTTACAGGAACGTTTGTGAAAACTCTAAACTTTTCAGGTGCTACGTTTTGTAAGACGTGATAGCCTTCCACGATTCCATGGCGACTTCTAAACGATCCGCCCGCGCCGTATGGAAACAAAGTTTTCGTGTATGGGAGCAGCTCCGAAAGAACCAGAGTTCTGGTCGCATCACTGGAAGATTTTGAGTTAAAATCTCCGACGACCATGATTGTCGTTCCGGGTAGATTTTCGTTCAAATCTTGAATAATCGTATTTGCACCAAGGTGATTTCGATTCACTTCGGTCATGTACAAAATCAGATTCGAGTCCGGTGCTGTTTCTCGAAAAATCACGTATCTTGTTTCGGGTACACCACCGGTTTGCGGCGTTATTGTTAATTCCGCCGCGCCTCCGTTTGGAATTGAAACTTGGATTTCATTACACGCGCCTGAGAATTCTCTGAGAGTTCCCGAACAAACGCGGTATTTGTAATTTCCGACGTAACTTCCCGTGAAAAAAGAATTCGGAACACTTGCGATCGGATCAATTGTTACTGTCGGCGTCGGAGGCGAATCTGTGTCGCTTGTTGCGCCTTCCACTAAGTTCCCTGCGGCGTCGCGTCTCATAGGGACGCCCCACTCGTGGCGGTCCATCCATATATCGTCGTCAAACGCAATCACGTTTCCTTTCGCGTTCGAGTCCGCGATTCCATAAACGATATTTGATAGAGTGGTATTTCCAGGCGATTGGCTATTGTTCTGTAGTACAACGTTACTTCCCAATCGATCGAAACTTTGATCGTAGAGTGCCTTTGTGGCCGGGTGCATTTTTGCATAGTTCACAAGACCAAAGGCTTTTGTTCTGATCTTTGAAGAGTAATATTTGATTTGGTCAATGGGAGGAAGTGATCCTCTACAATCGTAATAATATTCATTTCCAAGAGCTTTGATTTGTGTTTCGAAACCGTCTTGTTCGTTTCGATTTAATTTTTTTCGTCCGAACCAAATTCGTCTCATTTGGTTTTCCATCGCTCTACGCAGTGCTGAGTTGGATTGTATGAGTTCCGGATCTTGTGCGTTTTGAACCGTGTCTACGACTTTGTTAAACGTAAAACCTTCCGCGGTATAGTTTACTTCGTTGTAAAGCCTTTCCATTTGAGCGTCGCGAAAACTCGGTTCATCGGATTGCCCTATATTCGAAACTCGATACCAAGCACCGCCGTGAGACGTCTGGCGATTGTATTCGGCGAGTGTTTGCGTAATCGTTCTTCTTGGAACTTCTTTAAGAAATTTAAAGTCCTTGTCGGTTGAAACGATCGCGACTTCCACTTTATCCATCAACTGCATGGACAAAGTCGCACCCGAAGAATTGAAATCTACAAACGGACTTGCGCCGTTTTGGGCCGTGTTTGCTTGGAAACTTTTTTGAATTTCTAGGAGTTGATCTAATGAATACGGACCGATCATTATTTTTGAACCTCTCTGAACTCGTTTACAAATTTAGAAGCACGGTCTGAAAGTTTCCAAGTGGACTGAAAATAGGAAACGTCTTCTAAAAAACACTGACCGCATTCCATTCCCTTGATGATAAGTTGCCCAACTTTGTCTCTGTCTTCAACCGAAACATAATTTTGAGGGAGTGTGTTTGAATTGGATTTCTGCACGGTCATTACAGGTGTCTTTTCGTTTGCCGGACGATTCGAAAGTCCTGTAAAATCAGATTTTAATTTTAGAAAATCGTCTTTGAATTTCAAATTTTCTTCGGATCGATCGAGTAGGTGTTCGATCGCGGCCGCAAGGGTTTCCTGATTGGATTTTAATACCTCTAACGCGTTTTGAACGTTAAAAATAAATGAAATTTGAGCTTTTTCGATCTCTTCGCGTTCATCTTCTTTATCCTTCTTTTTGAATTGTTCTTTTTTCTTTTCCTCTTCTTCGTCTTCATCGGAACCATTTTCCGATTTTTGAATTTCGTCGGAAGTATCGTCGAAATATGCGTCTACAACGTCGGATGCGAAATTCGTCGCAGACTCCTCGTCGACTCCTTGCGCAATCGCCCATTCTTTTATTTTATCCGTATCCGCAGCTATCGAACCAGCATCGAGTAGTGTCGTGGCTTTTGAAGCTAAAGCTTTCAAGTCGGGTTCGTTATCGCCCGACTTCAATACATTGCTTACATTTACGCGTCTTTTAAGTCGCGCTATAGCGTCCTTGAGCATTCGTTTTCCTCGTTCAACTTTAAAAAAATCATATCCGCAAGGTTTTCTAAATCCTGACCTTCAACACAGAACTCGTTTTGAAGAATCGAACGCACCCAAGCGGAACGGATCTCTTCGTCTTTTGTAATTCGATTGGCAATATCGGAGTAAATTAAATCGACGTATCGGTCTTGTGCATCCGGATCGGATTGAAAGATTTTGGAAAAAAAATCAAGACGCCTTTCGATTCGAGAGAGTCGATCTTCATCAAAGACGACTTGAGGAGTTGTGGGCAGGATTTCACTCTTTTCAAGATCCTTTAGAAATACCGCACCCTTTAGAAGTTGAACGGCAGTATCCGGATTGATTACTTCCTGGAGTGGCGCAATCGCGCATTTTTTTAGTAAAATCTTACGGATTGTTTTCCCGGAATAATCTTGAGGTCTCGCAAATCCTGAAACGGACGCACCCCAACCGTTGAAACCAGCTTGAAGCCCTTTGCGAATTTCTTCCGCGAACTTGTTCCCTGGAAAAAGACTTCCTTGGATGTATAGCCCGTTTTCTTTGATTCCAAGACTTGAGGGAAAATCATCTTTCAATCCGATCCGGTTTGGCGATCCTATGATCGCTTCTGTTTTTGCTTTTTGAAGTTCTACCAGTTTTGAACCCGTAAGGGTTCCGCTTGTTTTTAACTCCCTGATTTCTTTGTCAATATGGTCGGTAAGATGATTGTAATCAAAATAACCTTGTTGCAGAAACGCGTCACGCATTCCGCGGTCTTCATACGCGGATTTGAGAATGATTTCTCCTTGCCGGTCTTCTTTTTCCGAAGACGCTTTAACAAGAATTTTGATCGCACCGGAACGTTCTTCCGGCGAGGCCTTAAGGATATGAAATGGGTGTAAGAAAACGGTATCCGTCATAAAAGACGGAATACAATGCAAATCGTTATCGGATTTTTAGTTTTTAGAGATTACTTTTTGATAAAGTTCTTAATTGCGAAATCGCCTCTTAGAAATCTGAAAAGGTGTATAAAGTAATTTCTTTCTAAAACAGTAAATGAATATAGATCGAGGCCCAAAAGTGGGTTTATTACCTTGGGAACAATTCCTTGAATTCCGTAAACGGTAAGCCCAAACCTATCGAACCTCCCTTTCATCAATATTCCCATGTAAAATAGATTGTACAACTTTCCTTCTTCAATGCGAAAGTTTGCTATAATGTTGTATCGGGATTTTATCATGATAATTTTAAGATTCCGAATATACGAAAACTATACTAAGACGGCCCCTAGTGGAACTCCCCGGATTCCAATACGCCTTGCCTTGTGTTTGAGATTTTATCAAGTCGGGCGAAATATTTTCATATACCCCAACCTCTTTTAAATCAATACAATTCTCATCTAAATAACACTTAGGATCAGAGTTATTTCCAATTGATAGAGTAGAATTTCCGTCAAAAACACTTTCTACTCGTATCAAATTTAGGAATACGATAGAATTGATAGGCAGGTTTTCCCCTAAATTGTATGCTCCTAAAGGACTTGAAAAATCAAGTTCGATCCGCGAAACGTTCAATTTTTTAATTGGATTGGAAGATTGTATTTCGTCGTTCGAAAAAGGTCCGAGAAAGGAAGGCACGTTTAATCCTTTTCTATCGTTACAATTCTTGTATTGACTCCGGTTTGGCGAAAGGATTCCGATCCCTTAAATGAATCTTGTGGTAGCTCTTCGGCTTCTCCTCCGAGTTCATCGAGCCAATTTCTAAAATTTTTTGATTTGTTATCGGACCTGAAAAATGGTCCTTCGGACATGATTGATATAAGTTTTCCGCCGGGTTTCAACAGGCTATACGCGTGTCGTACATGGTCAATATCGGCCCCACGTTCGAATGGAGGATTCATAATGATTCGATCATATTGTTTCCCTGTATAATCTAAGAAATCATTTCCGACAACCTTATGACCTTTTTCTTTAAGAATTTCTCTCAGATCGTAATTTAGTTCTATTGTATCCGGTTCCGAGTGTTTTTTTCGAATTAAATCCGACAGGTCACCTTTCCCGGCCGAGGGTTCTAAGATGTCCATGCCCGCTTGGATGTCTGCGTCCTCTAGCATACGTTCACCAAGCGTTTTCGGAGTTGGAAAAAAACCGGGAATTTGTCGACCCACCAGCTCCGTTTCCATTTTTTTAATTTTGATTTCTTTTTCGGAAGGCGCACCGGTATATGCGTATTCTTTGATTAATTTCGTTATATGTTCGGTTGCAGAGTCAACTTCTTGAGTCGTCTTAAATCCTAATTTCAAAAGACGAAGATTTTCCGTATTGCCCGTATCATATATTTTTTTATTCTTTAAGAAAAGTTCGTATGACTTTCCTTCAATAGTTACAACTTGTTTTGAATTCGAATTCGCCGGTTTTGCATATAGATTGTTCTCAATTTTATACACAAGGTCTTTAATCTTAAAAATTCTTTCGATTTCTTTAACATCGTTTGATTTGGTTGCTGATTCTCGAGTAGGATGGTCTTTATGAAATTTGAGTGCAGCGTTATAGTCTTTTTTAGAGATAAGGCCTAACTTTTGTGCCCAATGTATGTTATGACCATACACACCATTAGACACATTGAGTTTTATATTCTCTTTCTTATCAAAAAAGGTATTATAATTAAATCCCCGTAATTCAACGTCTATATTTTGAGGTCGAGTATTCTTTCGTCCTGATACTTCAAGATGCTTATTGTATCTAACAATTTTACAAAGCGTCTCTACATCAGCTTTCGACCGAATGTTTTTCAAACTTTCTGGTAGTATCGCTTCCTCTATCTCGTGCGAGATCCCTTTTAACGCCGCTTGAACTTCTCTTAAATTCTTGGCATCTTCCCTCATTGAAGAGGCAATATTTGACCTTCGATTTGTAACATTCTGTCGCGAGATTCCCGGACTCTCTTTATTCTCAATCTGTGAGGTCATACCGTCGGCTAAATTCCGAAACTTCGTCGCAATTACTGTACGCGCAATTGGATTTGAATCCTCAAATTTTTTGGCTTCAACTTTCGAATTGTACGTTAAAAGGGAATTCGAAATATAATTCCGAAGAACCTTTATTACGAGAAAAGGTTCTTTAACTGGGATTTTAGAGAGAGTGTCGCTGATTTGCGAAGTAATGAGTGGAGGAATCAAATTTTTGGAAAGCGATTCTCTGATTCGGTCAAGATACTCCGAGTCCTTAATCTCTAACGGAATCTCATCGAACTCCTTTACGATTTTTGCGAGTGAATTCGATTGTATTTCAATTTTCGGAGTATTTTCAACTTTATGTTCGCCGGCCGCGTTCTGGTTTCCGCGCATTGCTTCAGACCGAGATCGTTTTGTTTCTTTTACTGCCTCCGATACTATGGAGCGAGTAACTTGATTAACTATCTCGGAATTTAACGAAACGTATTTGTAGGAAAGATTTAATAGTTCATTTATTTTTTCTGATTTTCTCGAAAGTTCGTAAAATTCATTTCCGAGATTATGGTCTCCATTCTTTTCAAGAGTTCTTTTGACTTCGTTTCTAAATTCTTCGATATTTGAAATTTTATTCGGTTGAAAAACCGGCTTAATCTTTTTCGGCCCTTTGCTTGAAGGGCTTGAGGCAGGGCTGCGATTTGTTTTTATCGATTCCGAATCAAAAAGCAACGGCTGATTATCGGTTGCTGATAATTTTAAAGTGCGATTTGGCTTTTGTTTTTTCGGAGAAATTAAAAATCCAGATTTTGGAAAAATATAGTTTCGAATTCGTTTCCAGGGAGATTTCCCTGTATAAGACATTTTCTTCCAGACAGTTCCATCGTCATGATGAGAAGTATGGCCAACAAGAAACCTATGACCTTTCAAGATATGAAGTGTAAGCCTTACCGATTCTTTGACAGGAGACATCGGTAAGAATTTGGCCGGATTTTGTATATCGGGTGATAAGAAAAAATGAACTTTCTGAGAATTTCAAACGAAAGAATTTTGTTTTCGGTAACGAGGAAGGTTTGCAGAATATCGGAATTTCATAATATTAGTCCGTATGAAAGATTTAGTTTCCGCATTTTTGGAAAGATTCAAGCATCCAATTCTATATTCGGTATTGACCTCACTCGCAATTTGGAATTTCGATTTTATCTATCGTTTGGCGATCGCTCCTTTTCATATCCAAGCAATGAATCCGAATGAGATTTTAAAAGAATTCGCAGATGAGCTTAATGTAAACCGTTGGGATCGAGTATACAGTCCTATAATAAAAGGGTACTGCGTTGGAGCATTTCTACCGTCTCTTATTGACATCGTTTATTCAACAATTGTTTCGTATGCGATGAGTATCAAGGAAATGGGAGTAGACTGGGGAAAACGGAAATCGTGGAGTTTTAAAATTCAAGATTCGCGAGAAACAGCAGTTACTATTGGAGAAGCATTTGAAAATATCGAAAATTGGGTAAACGCTGGTCTACTCAAATCAGATGCAAAAATTTATTTGTTTCGAACTATTCATCATTTTCAAATAGGTCGTGTGGTAAAATTTATTTCATTTGAAAAAGCCATAAAATATACTTCGGATCAAGAATCTTATATGGGAATTGTTTTTAAAAATCTTCCCAATAATTTTGTGTTGGTCTTGGTGTCCGGCTCTGTTACAGATCCGGACATTCTTTTACCCTTTGAAAAATTTCAAGATCAATTCGATTTTTTAAAAATTTCAAATAATGGATTTTTACAACCAATTGAAAAATTTGAGCAAGAGAAATATCAAAATGCTTATGCAATTTTAAATAAAAACCAAAAAACTGGGTTATTAGAAAGTATTAAAATAATAAAACCAAGTCGCGATATCGCACCATATAGTCGTATTAAATTTAGGTTATTCGGAGATGCTTCAAGTTAAAATAAAATCGATTGAATTACGACTTTCTACAAGATCGTTCCCTTGATTCTATTTTTCAATTTTTCGAATAAGTCCTTTTCATCCTCCCATACGATATGGTTGTACTGTCTCGTATCGAAATGAACTTTCTCAATTTCGTCCACTTTACAACTCCAAATAACCGGAATTCCTAAGCCCATAGTGTAACCGGCTTCGAAATATACCCCATTTCTCTGCCCCGTCACGTCGGCGATTAGGAAATGACTGCGTTTAATCTCATAAAGGATTTCACCGGATATTTCTTTGTTATGTTCTTTATTACTGATTTTGAATCCAATAAAATCATACTCGCTACACGCTTTTTGAATTTCTTCAAAAGCGGCATTCATTTTCGGATCGAACCACATGGCTACAAAGACTTGTTTCGAGTTCTTTGGTTTTTCGCTCTCTTCAATTTCTATCCAACCTTTTTCTTCGATTAAAACTCCACTTCCAGTATATACATGATTTCCTGTACCCAATTTAAATCCGTGATCGATAAGATTTTTGTTTTTTAAAACATTTAAAATGTAGACCAGCTCTGATTCATCTTTTGCGAAAAAATCGTAGTATTTCCCTAATTCGGATATAGGTTTTCCGTATCCAGAATTCATTCGATATAGGTTCAATAACGAACGTTGCAGTATTTCTGAAATGTTTTTTGGAAAATGGTTGAGTATTTTTTCAAAAATTACACATTCATATTTTGGATATTTAATAAAAGAGCTTTTTTCTCTATCTAAACATATCAATATATTCTTACCTTTTAAGCGGATCTCTCTCAACACTGAAAGATACTTGTAATGCAGTTCAGTCGGCAATGATTCTATCTTGTCTCTCACTTTTTCAGTTAGCAACAATTCACCAAAATCATTATGCTTTAGTTTAAAAAGCGATTGATCTTCATAGGAAATTCCGACTTGTGGTTCCCACTCGATGCCAAGTGGGTTACTATTTACTGTAAATATCATATATGGTTATATTTTAATCTACGAAAATTGTTGGATTCTGCCCTACTCCTCCACGTAACTCGAAGCCGAAGGACCCCACTTGAAAGACACTTGCGTATTCGCCTTCACTTGCCCTTCGCTGAATTCGTCCACAACGTCCGTAATATACCCGAAGGTCGAAATCTCATCTTCGGGAAATGGATACTCTTTTCTTGGAGTCGTCGTTAGTTGAAACGGCATACCGGGACGGATCGGAATAAACGGAAGATCAAAAGATCCGTTTGCAATTTTTAATTCTTCCAAATTGCAAAAAATGGAAAATAGCATATCTCTGATTCTTGAAAGTTCACCCTTGTAATTTTCTTTTTTCCCGGAACTTAAATTCTCTTCTTTGAATACAAGACCGGGGATCTTTACATGCAAAAGCCGCGGGCCGAAAATCGATCTGATTTTGTCCTCGTATTTCGGTTCGGAAAGCACAGTTCCAAAAGTTTGAAATGTGTTTTGGATAACATGGACCCCTGAGACAACCCCTTCTTCTGATTCTTCAATTTTGAAATTTTTTAGATCGTCTAAAAGAAACACATAACCCTGATCGATACCGGCGGATCTTAGATCCCGATATTTACCGTCTTTCGAAAAAAAATAAAACGGAGTAGGACGAAAGACAACTTTGGATTCGTATCTGCCGACTTCGTATTCTTCAATCTTGCTTGATCCGATTTCACCGAAGGAAACGCCTTTTCCGAAGTGATCTTCAATTTCAAAAGATTCTAACGGATCGACAAATAGTTCATAGAGCGGTTCACAGAGATAGGAACGAAGAATTTCCCAAAAATTCACATACTGACCGATTGAAAATGAACTAAGAACTTGGGATTCATAAACGAAGTGTTCCGTGTATGCTTTTTTGGGAGGAAGAAAAGTGAGAAGTGCATCCGGATCTTTTTGGTCCGTCGGACAAAGAATCTTTTTGTCTGAATACCGCGGAACATTCAAAAGTTTACAAAAGAACTCGTCCCAAAAGTTCTCTAAAAGGTCGCAGAGTTGACCCTGCAAAAAAACCTTTGCTGCGCTTGTGATAACACCGGCGTAGGATTCCTGTGTCCTTGATTGCGGTTCCCCCTCTCCTCTTTGGAAGTCTATAAAAAAGTCGGTTTCGGAAAGTAAAGTTTCAATCGCTGAGATATTCACCGAAACAAAACTTTTTCCGTCGGGTGAATACTCTCTTCCTGCGTTCTTTACTTTTCCTGCGTTTAGTTTTTTGAAACGCACTTCTTTTGAACCATTGGATGAGTTGTCATAAAAAAGAAAGACGATACTGCGGACTCGGAAAATATCTTTAAACCGCAAGGACTGTCCTTCTTTAATTTGTGTGAGTGGAAGAGGGTCTGATTCACCGACTTGTACAAGATATTCTTCCTTGTATGGAATCGTTAGAGAGATTCCGCCTCTTCCGGGTGTAAGAGACCGGTGTGACCGGATACTTGAAACGTATTCCACAGGGAAAAAGAGATTCTTTGAAGAACCCGGAAGCCTGATTTCAAGCGCGAGTCGTTTCGGTGGAACTGAAATGTCCGTTCGTTTCGAAATCGAAAGAACTTCGTCGGTGGATTGTAAGTCAGGCACAACGAGAAGAATGAATGAGAATCTTTAAATCGGCGGACCAGATTTTGTTGGTGCTTGGGGTCCGGGGTTATAGGTATGTCCGTGGTCGTTGTATTCGCTCCCTGAAGAGACAAGACCTTCGTCAGATTCAATTTTGCCGGTCGCTTTGATTTTTCCCGTTTGATTTGTATCGCCCTGGATTTCTAGATCCCCGGTGATCTTTGTTTTTCCTTTGATTTCAACCTCGGATTCAATTTCGAGTTTTTGAAGCAGGAACTTTCCTTTTCCGTTTTGGAAATCCAATTCGAAAACGATTCTTTGAGACGGATCGTAGACTTCTAGTTTATTCGTGGTTTGTCTAATCGCGTAACCTGATTCGTGAAAGTCGATGATGTCGGATTCAAAATTGAAGTCAGATATTTTCTCCCAAAAAGATGAAAGATTTGAAAGATCCGGATCTTTTGTCGGAAAGGAAAATACTTGGGAAATAACGGGACTTCTGTAGGAACCTCCTATAAACTCTAAAAGGACTAACGCATCTTTTTTTAAACCAAATGCGCGGCCATGCGCGTTACCGGAAGAAAAAAGAACCGGTCCATGAGTTCGAACTTTTTTAAAAATTTCTCCGTGGGTCGTAATTACGTCGGCTCTAAATCTTGGAAGAACTTCCAAAACTCGCGCAAAAATAGGAGGTGTGTTTCTAGAATCCGGAGACTGCGGCCTTTCTTCCCATTCAAAAGAATCGTTTGAGAAAGAATTTCTCATACGGAAATGATTAGGCTCCCGCCGGAAACAGACTCAACTTTGAAACTTAAATAAAGACCATCGGCTTCCTGGATAACGCCTAAGAATTTTGTACTCTTCACGCGAGAATTGCTTTTGAACTGATTTAAGAAATCTTGAATGTGTTGGTTTTTTACAATCTCATCGGAATGAATTCCTAATGGAATCGGATTTCCTAAATTCAAATCTTGCAAAAGTGATCCTTTCGGAATGTCTACAAGGTCTAAAAGTTCATGAATGAGAGTTTCGTCTCCTTCGGTGATTGCCAAGTCTCCGGTTGGAGAAACTTCAATCCCTCGGTTTGCGTTCAAACGAATATCACAACCAAGTAGTGCAATTTCTAAGTCTCTCGGACTTGGGTCTTCAGGTAAGGTCGTAAAAACGTTTGTATGGGTTCCGAATGGAATTCGGATTGCACGCTTTAAAGGAAGAGAACTGTCCCTTACGTTATTGAATTTTGCAAGAGCCTGCCCAAGTTTTAAATCCCCTAAAAATTGACCCGCGATATTTTCCCAAGTCGCACCTGGTCCTGGAACAAGAATCGAAAATTCATTGTCGCTCGATGCGACGTTAAGCGCCGCTTTTGTTTCTATTAAAATTTCGTTTGCCGTGAATGCGAATTTGTAAACGTCGTTGTCGATCCAAACGCTTAAATCCGCATTTGGTTGTAAACTCATTGCTTCAATAGAACCGGAATCATCGACTGCAATCAAAACTTGCGAGATTAAAGAAATGAGTGCTTGGCACTCGGTTACGGAGCTGTCAAGATTCTGCCTAAACTCCGCTTCGACCGATCGCGCCTTTTTATTAGCCTGATCGATCTTTTCAGAAATCTCTTCCGCGTGAAAACCTCTTCTTTTTTGTCCGAGTCCTAAATCTTCTTTAGCGCTCTCAAACGTTTTACGAGCAAGTTTACCTTGTGCGTTAAACTGGCTCTCCATTCTCTCCCAAGAGGTAGAAAGGCGTTTCACTCCCGAAGAAAATACTTTCAGTCCCGAGGCGACGCCTAATAGAGATCCTGAAAGTTGAAGAGGAAGGTTTACTAAATTTTCAAGTTCGTTTACAAGACCGGATATGGTTCGAAAGGGATTAAAACCGGATCTTACGAGCTGACCCGTGATTCGAGATTCCAGTTCTTTTACGACTAAAAGATTTAAAGAATATTTGTACGTATTCGTATCCGAAACCGAACGTGAAATCGTAAACCCACTCGCGGGAACAATCACCTCAACCGTGCGGCCACGGTCATAGTCGCGGAAAACAAACGCGTGTGTTTTCCAAGTGAGACGTTTTTCAGAAAAAAGTTTTATGATCTCAGACGCCTGCGGGTCCGTGGATCCGTACTCAACTTTTTCAAGACTTCTTGCAAAGTGCAAAAGATACATGAAGTCTTGGAACTCCCCCAACCCTGATCGGAAATCACCACCCGCAAGACTTAAATAACCGCTTCGAACCTTGTCATAGTAGCTTGAGACTTTGTTCTTTAAAATCGCTTTCCCGGCGGAAAAAGCGGATTGAACAAATCCGGAACCGCTATCTCCGGGAATCGCGGATTTTGGTTTCTGCGGTAGCCCAAGATGGTAAATATGAAACTCACCTTCGAGTTTGATTTCGTGATTGTCCGGTCCGTAATCGATTACGACAACCCCGCCGAACGTTTTTTCGATGTTGGTTCTGTTTTTAAAATTCTCCGTATAGGAGACTGGACCGTTTACAAAGAAATACTCGTTTGAGTTAAGACTTGTATGAGAATAGGTTCCGTTCTTTGCCTTTTCATAGAATGCAAAAGAGAAGACGTTTTGAGCTTCGTATGTCGGGGAAAGACTTCCCGAAAACGCGTTACTCGTTACCGAATTAAATCCTGACTTTGCGACATCTAAAACACCCACGAAAGGGAATTTAAAGCAATCAGTCCAAATCGGAATTTTTTTCCGATTCTTTCTTTTACTCTATTGTCGCGGTAAGTGGCCGCTCCCTACGTTCCAAAAACATTTCTCGAATACGTTCTTGCGATTCAAAACTATCTCTTAGCTTCGGGTTCAAGACTTTCAAACTTCAATCCGGGTTCACGGATTTCCACTTGGATTTCTGCAATCGCTTCTGTACTTGCGGAAGGAGATTTAAGAACCAAAAACGGTTTTGATTACACCGTCCTCGAAGGAATGTACCGCGTTCTTGGATATTCAAGACTTCCCGGACTAAAATCGGTTGGGATTGTTCGAATCGAACATTCCGGTCATACGCAGGTAGTAGAGATTGGAGTGTTTACACTCGATCTTTTCGGGCTTAGTTTTGGATCGGTTGCACCCGTTACGATTGCAGTCGGAGACACTTACGCAGAAATCGAACTCCGCGCAAAAGAACCCGGATCGGATTACAACATTCGAAGGCTTTCGATTAACACAAGCGAAGGTCTAGGAACCGTAAGCGTTGAACTTCCTCCAAATACAAGGATTTGGAACCCGACGGATTTTGCCGGAGGAACAAACAAAGAATCCGAAGAAAGTAGGCTAAAGAGGTTTCGGAATTTTATTATTTCACTCGGACGCTCGACTCCCCTCGGAATCTATACCGCTGCGATTTCGATTCCGGGGATTGCGGGTGTGCAGCTCACAACGAATAAAAATCCGGTCTCTGGAGAAACTGAATTCGGTTGGATCAATCTCTATGTTTCCGACGGTACCTCGAATCCTCCGCAGACCCTTTTAGACCTCGTTCAAAAAACAATCGAAGGGGATCTAGAAGATCCGGAGAACTTTCCGGCCTACGCCGCCGCAGGAACCCAAGTCTGCGTTTTTAAAATCCCCGTAATCGGGATCAGCGTTCGTTTTGAACTCGATATATTTAAAAACTCGCAACTTTCTCAAGAAAATGCGCTCATCATAGCGACTAACGCTCTCACGTCTTACATAAACACGTTGGCAGTTGGCTTTGATGTTTTACTCAAACAGATTGAGGCAACGATTCTAAAATCTCATCCGGATTTTTACCGGGTTCGAGTCCTTGAGTTTTTTGGAAAACTGTCTAATGATCCGTTCCCCTCCCCTCTTCCAACACTTGCAGACATATCCGTTCCCTCGACTCACCTTCCGAGAACCGGCGGTACGTCGGGAGGTTTGATTTCCGGAAGTGCAACAAAAGTGGATCCGGCATGACAGACAACAAATTACTCGCGAGACTTCCTCAGTTCAACGAAACCGATCCTGTTTTCAAAGAACTCTTCGCAGACAAAGAAAGACACGAACTTTCTCCTCTAACCAATATCAATGATATAAACGTCGGTGCTACATACAACTCGGTTGAGTGGCATTTGCGGTATCAAGAACTTGCGGTCAAGTGTTCGATTCTTACCGATGCGGAAGGTCATTTTTTAAGTAAGTGGGCGGAGTTCCTCGGAATCGAACGCCCTGTCGGGATGAATGATCCCGAGTTTGTCGGGTACATCCTTGGTTATGTTCTTTCAAACGAACCTACTATCACAAAGATTGCACAACTTTTTCCGCGCCCGACCTTTGCGGTTCTTCGTCCCGACGAGTTAGGTTTTGCAAGTGACGTCTCGGCAACGGACCTTAGCCTTACTCTTCCAGGACCTGGAACAAAAGCTGTCTCTTCAATCATTACCCCCGATCGTTTGGTCAGCTATATCATATCAAACGACCTTTCAAATTTCACCGACCTTTTACTCACCGAACTAAACCGAATTCTTGCGGCGGGTACAGCCGTATACATTGGAGAAAGCTAAACATGTCCGAGGCTCAAGTAACTATCACAAATAACGAAGTCAAAATTTACTACCAAAACCAATTTCAAAAAATTACTGCACAGGATATTAACAGAATGTCGGGTGCGGAGACTGAAAACTCGATTGTTCCGGTTCTTTTGTCTGCGATTCTTGCAACGATCGGTCAGGACTCTGAAACCGCAATTGGTTTTGAAATAACATTCGTAAATTCGAATACAATCCGGGTTAGTTCAGGGATTATCATTCGAACCGACTCTGTGTATATCGTACCCGAGCTTTTACTTTCGCCGAGTTCCGGTTCTCTCGAAGGAATCTTCGAAATTGAACTCACGTCCTCTCTCACTGACCAGAAAGCGGTTCCGCTTTTTAACACTCAAACGGAAAGATTCACTCCACAAGCGCGCCCGACAAGGAAAACTTTCTCCTCGCAAGTGTTCGAGCAGTGGTCGGCTGTTTCTGGAACTCCACCCGTATCAAATAACAGAATCGGTCTTTTGTCATATCGAAAGAATTCGGTCGGCGGTCCTGTCACCACTCTTTCCCGGCTTCTTCCCGTATATGATCCGAAATTTATCGGAATCGATGTGGATCTTGATCCCGGTATCGGGGAAAATGATTCACTCGCCGAAGCCATCAACTGGATTTACAATCACTTCGAGAATAAAGATTTTTTAAAGACGACTCCCTCACCCGGATTCGATGACGCAAACATCCGGTTTCGAACTCAAGGGAACTTTGCCTTTTGGAGTAAAGACGAAGGAGGACACTGGTTCCCTTTCGCATAACCCCGCCAAGTGGTCCGGCCTCACCCGTTCCTGGAGCGGGCGGTCATTGGGCGGGGAATATAAGCTCAAACCGGTATGACGTGTATCCGTTTGGATCATATACGATCGGAGATTTTTGGCACGTTGTGGATGCTCATATCGATTACGGATCTACGGTTACGGACTGCAATACGTGCGGAGGACAAGACTCCTGTCACCAAGTAGGGCCTTGGTTTGACTGCCTTTCCTGCCCCGGAGGGTATTCGCGTTCGGTCAGCATCGGGCTTTGCTGGGTCGGTGGAAGCCTTTTTGTGCCTTGCTGTACTGTGACTTGTTGCATCAACTCATGCAATACTTGTAATATTCCGAATTGGTATACGAGATACCGCGTTTTTAAATACGAATTTTTACAGTGGAAACCCGTTCAAACCTATCAGGTCGCCGGACGGTATTGGAGTTAATTGGAAAAAGAAAAAACGGATACGAAATTCGGCCTAATTAGACTTGAGACTTGTCTTTCCTGTCCCCTTCTTTTGAAAGGTTTTCTTTCGGAAAGGTGCTCTGTGTGTGGCTGTTTTGTAAGACTCAAAACAAAATTCAAAGGAGAACGTTGTCCGATAGGGATTTGGAGTTGAAGATTCAATCAATGGGATGCTGTGGAGGTAACAAAGCATTGAATCAAGATTTAATCTTACAACAGATCGGACAACTGAGTCAGATCGCAAGAAACAAAGGTAAAAAAGAAGAGGACGCGGCCAAGGAAGCTTTTCAGTTTGTAGACGGGCTTCTTACAAAAGCGGCGGTAGTCGCTGAAAAAAACCCTGGGTCGAATAAAGAATTACTCTTTCACCAAATGTCTTCTCAAGCGTTTGCTCTTTTTCATTCAAACGACAATCAAGAAGAGATTTTAGAAACCGTTTCCAAATCCGTTTCCACGTATGCGGAAATGTCTAAGAAACTTTCGGAAAAATTCGCCGTATGACTTCTTTCATTCTCGAAAAAATTCCTTCTTTCTTTAGAACCGGCAGATATTCGACTCTCTCTCTTCTTTCGAAAGGAACGTTTCGAATCATCTTTCGAAATTACTGGTCTTTTTGTTTCGAAGAGATACCGGTATTTTCGTTTAGCGTAAAAAAACAAAGTAAAGCGCGTCCGTTTGATTCGGTTCGTTTTGCGTTATTTGGTTTTGAGGTAGTTTTTTTCTTTTACAAGCAATAAGGAAATTTAAAGGTCAGGGTTCTAAGCCCTGACCCCCGTGTTGAAGAAATTTTTCATAATCTCCTAAAAGATTCTCTTTCACTACAAATTCTAAAAGCCGGTCGCGGTCTACATACGTGCGATCTATATTTTGAAATAGCTCGTCAAAAACTCTGTGGCTTAATTTTTGAAAATAAAGGGCTTCCGTTAAAAGGGCGCGGATTCGTAAAACTTCCGGATGATGTCTAAAATGTTCGCTCAAGAAAAGTTTTTCTCCTTAAAACGAAACTATTCTTTTATAGCGTATCGGAGAAACGTTCCACTATGCAGCGTCTGCCAGTTCCGATTTCAAGATGTTTGAAAGTTCGATCGCCTCTTCGATATCAGAAAGGTATGACCTTGCGAAAAGCATAGGAATACTCGAATCATCCTCAATTTCTTTCAGTTTGGATTGAATCGAGTTTTTGATTAAAGTCAAATCTTGGATAATGACTCCTAGTTTCCCAAGAATCGCGACTGAATTCACTCCTTTGTCTGAAGTAAGCGCAAGCGCAGCGGCGAGTTCTTTCGCAACATCCGGAGACAAAGACGTGATGTTGTCACCCAAAACGCGGTTGTAGGTCTTCATAAGGTTCTCGACCATAACCTCAAGCATTTTCTTATTCGCACTTGCCTTCTCTTTCGATCCGATCGTTCTTAACGCTTCTTTTTGTACGTTAGTTGCCACGGAATCAAAATCGAAATTCTCAAATTCTCCGGACTGTAATTCTTTGATATAGTTTTGAAGGACACTTGGTCCACGGCTTCCGTATTTGGAACGGTTTTCTTGATACCACCGAAACGCTTTTAATTGCATCGTAGAATTCGGTTTGTCGTTTGCGTCTTTACAAAATGTTCCGATGACTTCCGCAATTCCTAAAGGTAACGAACGATCCTTTTTGTGAACGAGTCGAAATAGTTCGGGGCTAAGGTTATTTAATGCGAGTCGTTTTTGAATCTCTCCTTGTTTAATTCCTAATTCCTCCGAAATCCGTTTTATATCCCACCCGTCCTTAACAAGCTTTCCATACGCAATCGCTTCGTCGGTTGGAAGTACGTTTCGTCTGTGATTCTCGGAAATCTGCGCCGCAAGCCGCGAGTTCTCATCCGCAAACCTTTTTGTTACGACAGGGATTTCAAAACTTGCGGAAAGTTTTCCTTCGGCTATAAGCTCCTTTACCGCTTCGTAGCGGTGGTGTCCCGCAACGACTGTCCATTGTCCGTCTTTAAAATCGATGGTCATTGGAAAAGAAGGATCATAACCGTTCTTGAATATTTTTTGTTTTAGAGTTTCAATTTGCGTGCGGTCATAGTCTTCTTTTTTTGTATATTGGCTGACCACGCGGATTTTGGAAAAAGGAAGTCTTGTGGGATTTGTTTGTCCGCTTTTGGGGCGTTCTATCTTTTTCTTTCTCGGTTTTCTTTCTTTTTTTGGAGGATTTTGGTTCGGTTCATTTTTTGGTTTTTTTACGACCTTCCAGCCGTTGCTTGTTTTCTCGTGAAAACGCCCGTCGTCCCAAAGATTCGTTGTTCCAATTTGAGCCGCCGGACGGCCTCGGCCCGCTTTTTTTAATGAGAGCAGTTCTCTATTGGATTTTTCTACCGCCTTTCGTATCTCATTATTCTCTCCTTCGTTATGAAAAGATAAAGAAGTTTGAAACGGATTGGACTTTTGAATCTCTAAAAATTTTTGTCCGGACACTTTGTTTTCAAGAAACCCGGGAAGGGAGGTAAGAGATTTTTTTACATCCAATAGACGGGATTTTAGAAATTCTAATTTAGGATTTTTTAATTCTCCCTTTTTGTTTTCGATCAAAATCGGGATTCCTTGGACTTTTTGGCGACTTTTTTTGTAATTCCCTGCGCGGATCGGGGAGGGTGTGGGGTTAGATTTTAAAATGTTTAAAAACGGACCCGAAGAGACAGACTTGTCTGTCTGTATTTTTTCCTCTTCGTTTTCGTTTTGGAATTCGGTTCGTTCGAAAAGGAAGTCTGATAAAAACTTTGCGCCGAGTGCTTTAAACTCTTTTGCGAGTTTCTTTCCTGCTTCTGAGGTAAGTTCTTTGGAGGAATTTTTTAAAACGCGGAGAAAACACCTTCTGGAAAGGGAATTCAGCTCAACCTCTTTCCATTCTTCTCCCTCTTCGTCCATCGCCCAATCTTGCCAATCGGGGTTTTCCTTTGACATGGCAAGGTGAACTTTATCTAAGATTATTTCCGCAAGTTCCGGGTTAATTTCTTCTTTCTCTAGTACCTCCAAGGGAAAAGGAAATCCTATTCCGTTATACCGCTTCGCCCGGTGTTATAATTTCGATTTTTGTTTCGTTTTTAAGTTCATGGATTGCGCTTACAAGTGCGCTTCTTTGATCGCGGTCGAGTGATCTTACAAACCCCTTAAAGTCCCCTGTCTGAAATAAAGATCCCCAAGGCAAAATAACAATCGCCGGATTTAATTTGTGAAGAAGCCTAAACGGTCCGACGAAAAGATCCTCAATCCGTTTTACAAAGGTCGGGAGGTCTTTCACAGTCGCGGGGTCATAGTGCAATGTCATAATTTGACCGGGAATTTCCGACTTAAATTGAATTTTGTGGATCCACGACTTAACTGCGATTTTATTCATTCCATAGAGATACAGAGGAAAGATTAAAGAAAGCCTCAGTCTGTGTTTCAATTCCGCGAGATAGTAAGTAAGAATCTTGTGAATTTGCATTCTCTCAAAGGTTTGTTTGAACCTTTTCATTTTTTCTTTTAAATTGAACTTCATGTAAATTTTTTACTCTCCTGGAATCCCCCGCGTGTTTAAATTCGAGATCGGTTTCATTTTGAATAGCTTTGGCTTGTCTCTGTTTTCTCCGCTTCCGCCTTCGATGAAACCTGAAATTCGAAACGTCGGGTGATAGTCGTAGATGATAGAATATCCGTTTCGCGGCTTATCGGAAATCCATTTGATTTTGGAATCTCCGAACAATATATAGTCTTCGTTTTTTTTGTGAGTAACAAGCCCTTGTTTGCCTTTCGAAAATATCCGGTCAATACTTGCAATCGGCGAATAGGAAAGAATGTCCGTTGATCCCGTTTGAAACTGGATATACTCGGAATGTCTTAAGGTCGAGACTAAAAGCGTGACAAGGTCTCCTTCCCCGAGACGGTAACCTCCTCCTATGACTGCCAAAAGTTCGCCGTCTTGAAACGTGATTTGGGATCTGTCAAAAATCTTACGCGCATCGGCATCCACTCGATACGTTTTGTAAGCAATTTTTACCGGATGCTGAAATTTTAGTTTTAGTCTGTAAAAGCCGCTTACTCTTTTCGGAAATACAACACTGTTAAACGTGAATCCTGAGAACTCCACTTCTTCGGGTTCGCCTTCTTCGGGAATAAAGAAAACTTCTTCAACGCCGACGATCGCACCGAGTGGAAGTTTTGGAAAAAGAATGTATTCGTTTTTACCTTCGGCATCGACTGTGATAGTCTCTTCCATCTTCACTTTGTATTTGAGTAAAACGCTATTCCAGTATTTTAGGTTTTCTTCAACTTCAATGTATTCCTCTTCGATTCGTTTGATCGACAAGGGTTTAAACGTTTCTCTTGAGATAAGAGTCGCGGATGAGATTTCGGAAATCGGAGCAAAACGTGTAAAAACCTTTTTTCCTTCCACCCTGTAAGCCATTTCTTCCGAGATTTCCAATTCCTCTTGGAATGTTCTTACAAGGCCTTCAAAACAAAATTTGCAATCGGAGATTCTTTCCTCTTGCGGACACGGACAGGGCGTAAGCCTGTACCAAAGCGCAGACTCACCCCGTCTATCAATCATCTCCTCGTTTGTTAAAGGAGTAAGAACGTTCGGTTTTGTTGTGATCGAAAAAGGGGTCATACCCCCAAGGCCCGATTTTCGCAATGTATTAGAGTCTTTGAATGTGTGTGGCTTGCGTTACGAACTCGGATCGTTTTTTGTCGTAACCGCGACGCAGTTCAAAAGAGACTGTCATTCCCGCCTTTATGTGTTCGTCCTTTATCTCAGAATACTTTGCATTGAAAAAGTAATCTCTTCCGTTCGAGTCCGAGGTGATAAATCCGAAACCTCCTCGATTTTCTGTTCTGTTCCAAGGTACGTATTTTTTGATTGTTCCTATAAAGTAATCTTCTGTAGTGTTAGTGTCTTGCATTTCCAACTGATGTAATTTGCGAGCCAAGTCCCCGAATCTTCGGGTTCGTGGCTACACGTGGGTTCCTCCCAGACCCCAATTGAAAATAACTCAGTCTTTGTTATCGGGCCGTATTTTCTTTCGAGCCTGATTCGTTCTTCGTTTGCTTCTTCATTTTGGCGGTACTGTTCATCGGTGACGAGTCTTCGTTTTGCGTCCCGGACTCTTCCCTCTCGAAAGATTTCTGAAATCTCATCATCGTCGTCGTCTTCTCTTTCTTCTTCAAACTCTTCGTATTCGTGCGAACAGTTGGGATGAACCGGACAGCAAAGCCAAAACTCGGAAGTCTTTCGGTTAGCGTTGCTTTTTCCCGGCCACACCGCTGTTGTGGTAACCGGATCACCGCTAAACTGATCCTCTCCGAGAAAGGAGAGCCCAAGACTCTCCATATACTTTTTGTCGTGTAAATGATCCGGAGAAGGAAAAACGCGCGCGATTTGGCCTAAGAATTCTTGGCACGTCTCACAACTAACCGGCTTGTGATTTTCTTCGTGCAAAGAATTAGTAACTTCCGCCGGAGAAACGAACATACGTAACACCGGGTCTTTCATTTGCGAGACAGAGAAGTTTTCCGTTGTTAAAGTTTATCTGAACCTCGGTATATGCAAAACGAGTCATATCGCGGTTTAAATGATCCGTTACGAGTTTCTCGTATCTTTTTTCCCGGTGGCGTCTCAAAGAATCTGAAATTCCTTCTTCAAAAAGCCCAAGGGCTTCTCTCAATTCATCATCATCCGGCGAAATCATTAGAGAACGGATGTCTTCTTCGGTTGCGTTCCTGGCAAGTGCTTCCGCGATTTGCCGTCTGTACATTTTTGTTATGAGTTCGTACGCCTTTCCTTTTCTTTCTCCATTCTTGTCATATATGGCGAGCCATTCCGCGCCTCTACTTTGTGCATATAGAAGGGAATACGTTTGTTCTTTCGTGAGTCCAATTTTTTCTTCGAGAAGTTCAATGTCTTCAAGTCCCGGAAGATTGTTTGCCTTTGCGGTTTCTGAAATTTCCGGCAAAGTCATTTCTTTAAGTTCGTTTTCGTTGACTCCACGCTCGAGTAAATACTCTGCGACGTATCCAAGGATTGAAGCTTTGTTTCGTTCTTTCAGATAGATCCGGTTCCAGTCTTGCGCGAGAAAATCAAAAATCTCCTGATCGGCCGTTTCTAGATCCTCACGCCTTACAACTCCTTCGGGAAATTCTAACGTTGCGGTTTGATTTCGAAGAAAGGAATAATCCGCCTCGGCCGTTATGCTCAACGTCCTTGGCATATACCGCGGACGTACAAGAAGTTCTCCAAAAAACTTTCTTCGCAAAGCTCCGAACACGTCCGACCAAGTCGATTTTGAAACTCGAAAATGAATTCCGTTCTTTGGATCACCAAAAAACGCGTATTGTAGAGAAAGAAAATAGAAAAGCCAAGCGTAGGTCAGTTCTCGAGCCGAGCGGTATTCAGACAAAGGCGACTCTCGTTTTATCACACTTTCCTTCTTATCTTCCGGACATGGTAAGAAGTTTTTCCGCTTTCCAAAAAAGGATATGAAGAATCGTATCCCGAGAGTTTTGGTTAAAGGTCGCAGAAATTACGGAATCAAATAAGACTTGCCTGTCTTGCGCGGAAAGAGACTGCACACGATTGGAAAGTTCTGTGTCGGTTTCGATAGTCCCAAAACGAATTCCAGTCTCACGTAGAATCTTATACGCCTTTGCAAACGTAAGATACAAAATCGTATCCCGATTCTGTGAATTCGATATCGCAGAAATAAGGCTATCGAAAAGGGTTTGTTTTGCTTTTTCGTCTAAAGCCAAAACTTCCTTTGTAATTTCTAAGGTTTCCAATTTTTGGTGGTCTTGAATTTCTTTTTCTTGTTTTAGAAACCTTTCTTCGTCTAAAAACTCGTTCGAAATCTTTTCTAACTCTTCTTTTTCTAATTCGATCCTTGCGTCTGTCTTTTCCATGTCTAACCTCGTTTTCTTTTTTAAGGCTACTTGGTTTCAAGGAATCGGAATTTAGAATCTATTCCAACTCTCTCCGATTCCAAAACGGGAGAGTCTTTCTTTCCTGAGTGCATCCAGACCTTTCGGTTTTCGATCCATTTCTTTTTTTAGTCTTGCGAGTGAAGAAGTTACGATTTGATTTTTTTTACCGATTACTCTAAGTGCAAAATACCGGAGTGCGTCCATTGCGTGATCGTGATTTTTAATCGGAATCTCTTTCGCGTTCTTGTTATCCTTCGGGTCTTCCCAAGAGTAGATTGAGAATTCTTCGATCGTATGGACGCAAGACCGAAAGATACGGAGTTTGACGCCATGTTCCGCTTCGAGGAGCCTTAGAACGGCCTGGATTCCGGTGGAAATATCTTTGTCGGCGGTGAGCGTTAAAAACCCGCACTCGGCCATAGTCGCACGGTCTTCCGCGTCGTGGTCGGCTAAGAGAAAAAGATTCGGTTTACGTTTTGTTTTTAAAACCTCGCAGTGTGCACGGACTGTTTTTTCGGAAACGTAGTATTCATCCGCAAGATACCAAGTTTCGTTCGACTTATCGAAATAGAACCAAAGGAACACGAAAGGGTTTGTGTAACCAAAATCGATCGCACCGGCACAGTCCCAGCTTAAAGGAATCTCAAACGGTTCAACGATCGCAGATTCAAATTTCGGATATACAAGACCTTGAACGTCTACCCACTGTCCGAGATAAAGCCGGTCTCGTTCGATTCCCGTCATCTCTTCGAGCATCTGTTTATACTCATCACTTATATACGGATTGTCGAGTGGCGTCCAGTGCCTGCGCGACATTCTAGAAATTCTTTGTAACGAAAGCGCATTCCCGGTTTCGGGATCTTGTCTAAGAACGAAGTAGTTATATATCCAGTGAAATCGGTTTCTCGGATTGCAATCAACGACTAGCTTATTCACTAAATCCGGTCTTACATACGAAAGTCTTGTTTTGATTTTTTGGAATGTTGCGTAGCTGATTTGAGTCGCTTCGTTTATAAAGATCGTGTTGTACTCGGTTCCCATGATTTTTTCCACACGGTCTGAGTCGTCGAGTCCCGCGCCGTAAATCTCAGAATCGTTTAAAAACGTTACGACAAAATCTGATTCGTTGATTTCAAAGTCGCGACCTCGAACCATACCCATATCGCGAAGACAGGGAAGCAGAGTTTGTTTCCAAACGGAAATTTTTAAATGATTTAATCGATACCTTGCGATTAGGTGACGGGATTCTTTGGAGATCCAAGCGCGGGAGACTATCGCCTTAACAACCAAATACGTTTTTCCGCACCTAGCACCTCCGTCGTAGCAAATTTCTTGAATATGAGGATCGGACCAATCTTCTTCAATCGCAAGGGATTGTTTCTTTGAAAAAACTTTGTTTCTGGATTCAAATTCATATTTCTTATTTTGTAAATTCTCCCGTCTCTTTGTCTTCAAGTCTCACCGTACCGCCGATCAGCTTTTCAATCGTTCCGGGTTTCTCACCGACTCCTGAAACAATTTGAATGTTGACCGTTGCTTTCTCATCTCCGTTTCCGGACTCTTGCCTTATACTTTCCGGCAAACCGAGGGATCGGAGAAGCTCACGAGTAAGAAGATTTCGAGATTTTAATAGGAGTGAGATTTCTACGTTTGAAGTTTCGAAATCATAAAGCTTTTCCCGCAAAAGGTCCAGGTACTCTGTTGCTTCCTGGTTCAAACGTGCTAACGCCGTGACCTTATCCGTCAATATTTGCACCGCGAATTCTTCCCTCAAATTTCCTACAATTTCCTCACGCGATTTTGTCCAAGCCCGTCTTTGAACGAAGTTGTCTAAAGTCTTGTAGGAAATTTTAAATTTCCTGCAAATATCTTCCCGTTTTTGTCCTCTAAGATATTCGCACCGTATGAGTTCTATTTTTTCTTCGGATAACGTGTTATATGAAGTTGAAGGTATAGCCTTCGCCACATTCTTCTTTTTGGGAAGTGCTTTCTTCACGGTCTTTTTCTTCGCGCGCGCCACGATCTTTATTGTAAGTTCTTTTCGTTTTATCGTACAAAAAAGATTGTGCTGTTAAGAAACGAGCTTCTCTAAAACTTCGATCAGATTGTTTTTGGATTCTGCACACGACCGCGCATCCAAATCGATTCCAAAAAATCGTCTTCCGTTTTTAAGTGCGGCCTTCCCTACCGTCCCCTCCCCTACAAACGGATCAAAAACAAGTCCGCTGTATGGACTGCCTGCTTTGATACAAATTTCAAAGAGTTCCTCGGGTCCGACCGCCGTATGACGGTTATGGGAATTCGGGGTTGCAATTTGCCAAACCGATCGTCTGCGCGCTGTGAAGTCCTGATTTTTGATTTTGTTTTTGATGATTCTGTTTTTTACGTTTGTCGGATCTTCCGCGCTTGTAAGGGAAAAGTTTTTGAGGCTGTGCGTTTTTTCGAGGGAATGCTCATTCACCCCCATTGCTTTTAAAAGTGATTTTGGGTTTTGATTTTCGTGATGGATTCCGTTTAAGGGAACGGCAACTGATTTTGAATCAAAGAAATACCACTCCTTATCTTTTACGAAAAACAAAACATACTCGTGCGAGTTTGTGAATCTTTTCGTAACGGATTCCGGCTTACAAGACCCCCGATTCCCTTCTTTCGTCGTAATCGATTTGGCCCACACAATTTCTTGAATAAAATGGTATCCGATTCGACTCATCATCCGCACAAATCCGGATGGAATACAAAGTGCCTGCCCGTCTCGAAACGTGTCCCCTATATTGACAAAGATTGTCGCAGAATTTTTTAAAAACGGACGAACTTCTAAAAATACTTTTCGAAGATTTTGTAAATAGTCCTTCGATTTTCTTTCCCTCCCTATCTCCATTTTCAAATTCAAATCGTCTTTATCAAGATACGTCCTTTTTTGAAAATACGGCGGTGAGGTCACAACCGAATCCACTTGACCTATATATTCCTTTGTCTCTTTCAAGGTACGAATGATTTGAGCCGCATCGCCGTGGAGAATTTCAAAACTCATACAATTTTCTCCTGACAGAAAAGCGCAATTGATTCAAACAAATTATTCGAACACTTCCATTTCCCTGACTCAATTTCTGCTAAATACGACTGCGAATATCCTAACGCCTGTGAAAGCTGAAACTGTGTAAGACCGGCATCCTTCCTAAGTTTTTTAATTCTCTCTGCGGTTTCCAGATTTTCGTTTTTAAAGGTTTTGTTAAAATATTCGGACTTTGCGGCATCGATACATTCTTTTACGACTGTTTTGAATTTCCCTCGCCACTCATAATTGAGATTCCTTCCGGAGACTTGGAGGATAAAGTTTTCGTCGGACAAACCACTTAAATTTACTCTGAGGCCCTTAATTTTCTTCTTCGTCCAAAGCTCAATTACGGTTTGTATGGTTTCGTCTTTTGTAGATCCGTTTCGAATTTTTTTCAGATCGGATTTGAGTGTTGCGACTGCTATGCCTGTCTTTGAGGAAATTTCATTTAACCTTGTTATGGTTATTTTCTCACAGGTTAAAAATTCGGGACAAAACTCTTTATATATCTTGATCCTTGTTTTGTGACCTAATTGCTTTTTTAATGTATTTCGTCTAATTAAATAACTTAGCTCGTCGTCCGGATTTACTTTGTATCCGTCGATTTGCGTCCATCCAAGCAGTCTTACGGCCTCTATTCTATGCTCACCCGATAGACAAAGGTAGTCGTCATTTCGAAAATCGTATTTTACGGATATGGGTTCGTGTAATCCTTCCTGTTGTATATTATTTGCCAATTCTCTAATATATTCCTGTTCTCTTCTTTCAAATAACTCCTTATTTTTTTCGTGATACTTTATCTTGTGAATCGGTATCTGCTCTATTTTTAAATTAGTTTTGATTACGTGTAAAAATTGGCGTTCTTGCATACCCCTTGTTATTTTTTCGTATTTAAAAGAGTCCTTTCGTTTTTTTAAATTCCTTGAAAATAATTAAGGACTGTCCCTTTTTATCAATCAACAAAACCTTTTATTCTTTTTTACGAATGTAGTTTAACAAAAAAGAATTACGGGGGTTATTTCATTCTCCCCGCGTTAGTTTTCAGATTTGATTTTAAGCCGCTTCGCCGTTTTTCCAAACTCTCGTTTTTATGGGTCTGTAGTTTGTCTTTTTGGTATATACGTATTTTTGTACGGAATACTCCACTCCTAACGGCGCGCTTTGTTGCAGATCCAACGCCTTTTCGATCGCTTTTTTTAAACCGTCGTTTCCCGTAAAACATTCATGACCGGCCGCTCCCCAAACCCTGGGGGAATTATTTTGAGGGGCTATGTGTTTGTAGATATGATATTCTATTCGTTGGTCCATACTAACACTTTACGCCACGTCGTCATAACCCTTTTGGGATTTTAGTATTCGGATTGCATCCATATATCTGATTGCATCACGGCGGTTCATATATAGATGTTCTTCGTCCTTTTCTTTTACAAAAAAGGTATCCGATCCTTTTAAGGGTTCTTTGAGAATCGAACCTTGTTCTTTTTTGTACAAGATCGGTTCCAGTACACTTTGGTTGGTTAAATTTAAACGGCTCATGCGACACTTTCCTGCGAATTTTCTTTCCCATTTTCAATTGTAGTCTTTTTAATTTCTGAGTTTTGAATAAGACCCGGATATATTTCGTTTACGAATTTTTCGAAAAGGATCTTTTTCGTTCCTTCGTATTTTAGAGGATCTGAGTTTTGTTCGTAATATTCTAATTGGGGTTTGAGTAACTTAGTTTTACCCCATACTAAAAAACATTTGTAGGGATCTAAGTCCTTTATCTCTATTCGATTGTCTGGCATCGGCTTACTCTCATTGAATTTGGATAGATTTTGTTTTTCAGTTCGCATGATACTTTTTTCAGCTCGTCTTTCATTTCTTACAAATAACCTAGACCAAAACTTAGATACGGATTCGGGACTTACCGACTGTTCATACCAAAACTTGGAATCTTGTTTTCTCAGTTGGATGAGTATCTTGATCTTACTTTCGATAACGTTCCATTCTCCTTTAGAAAATTCAAAGAGTAAGTTGAGTGCTTTTAGTTCCGAGGCCGGTTGTCCCATTGCGTTTCCGTGTTCCTGTAAATAGTAGTCTTGGAAGTTAATTAGCCAAGCAGCCGGGAATTGAAATCGCGGCTTCTCTTTTTGTTTGTGCTGATCTTGATTGTGTTCTTCTCTGCGCGCTTGTGCGGGCGGGCGGTACTCTCTAGAAGCTTTTAGTATTTGTGAAGAGAGTACTTGTTTTGATAGTCTTTGGTATATAGTATTTGGTAGGGGTTGATTTTCCGGGCCTGGATTTACCGCGACTGGATTTTCCAGGTGGGGGTTTCCCTGTAGTGGTAAATCAATTCTATGATTTTCTTCTTTCTGAATTTTTATTTCTTTTTCTATTAAAAGTTCCTTTTGTTCTTCTCTGTGCGCTTGTGCGAGCGGGCGGTACTCTCTAGAAGCTTTTAGTATTTGTGAAGAGAGTACTTGTTTTGATAGTCTTTGGTATATAGTAT